TATGTGAGCAAGTCTGGGGAGGCGCAGGCGTCTTTGGGCATTCGTGCGAGTACGGTGCAGTTCATTGGGGGTGGTGAGAAGCGTGAGAGCGCGGTCGAGAGAGATGAGTTTGAAGATGTCCCGTTCTGATAAGTCTAGCCTGTGGCAATTTGCGTGGTTAGCGTTTGGGGAAGCCTCCCCTGCTGCGGTGTTATGGCTTGGGGAGTATGCGTTTGCCAAGCCGCGAAAGTGGCGGTTTGACTGGGCGGATGAGCATCTCAAGATAGCTGTTGAGGTGGATGGTGGGCAGTGGGTCTTAGGTGGTGGGCGGCACAATCGAGATGCAGACCGCGAGAAGATGAATGAGGCGGCTGCACGAGGTTGGGCGGTGTTTCGGTTCTCAACGCAACAACTCGAGACTGACCCGAAAGCGTGTGTGGATGTGGTTATCAAGTGTATCGAGCGCAAGCTCAGCGAAGGGAAGTGAGAACATGGGGCGTTTGGTGCTGTTGGGCTTGGTCTTGTTTGCGGTCTCGCTGGTGAGTACGGTAGCGCAGTGGTCTGCCCATGCAGAAGTGGTGCTGGGTTATACGGGCGCGCAGAAGGCGACGCTGGTCTTAGAGGGGAGCTTCTTGACTGCGGATGTGTGGCGTGTTGAGTTTGCCAACGGTGATATGACGCTTGTCGAGTGTGATGAGCGCGACGGCGCGTATGTGTGCGGGGAATAGGTCATGCCGACGAACATCAAGCAACTGGTCATTTACATGCCCGAGGCGGCGATTGACGTGATTGACGCGCAACGGGGTGAGGATGAGACACTTTCGCAGGCGGGGCGTCGGTTGCTTGCGACCGCCCTGCCAGAGCTTCATGAGCACATGGAAACGGTGAAGCCGCGTGGGAAGCATGAGCGGCGTGGGAAGGCGGGTGAGCACGCGAGTAAGAAGCACCACAGCCTCGGGACATTCATTGCTGAACAAGTGCGCCTTGCGCGCATTGACCTTTCACAGATGGGTACGATTGATGCGGACTGGCCGCCGAAGGAGATTGAGTAGCATGTTCACATTGGTTCTGGGCAAGTGGGATGAGGTAAAAGCCGAAAAGGGCAAAGGGTTGACCCCAGTACAGGCAGTGTGGGTGCATGAAACAATATCGCAACTCATTGAGGAACTCCCTACACTTGCAGCCGAGTACTTATCGCCAAATGGGGTTGGGTGGCTTTCTCAACAGCTATCTACTCTTTCAGAGAACGATACACCAGTAGGTATGTACGCTGAGGGGTGTAACGTCTGGCTAATTCGTGGGAGCCTTGCGGAATTTGTGAAAGCTCTAGAAGATGACAGGAAGGCAGGCGAGGTTACGTTTTTCGACAACCGCTTCCCCTACCTTGTCAATTACCGCCTTTAGCCCATAAGGAGACAGACAATGCCTAAGAAACAAGCACAACCGGCACAAGAAACACCCAAGACGTTCGAGCAACTGGCGCAGGAGGTGAGCAAGGCGCTTCAGGTCGCCACCGATGCAGTTGAGTATTTGGTCATCGAGCGGCAAGAATTCAGCGAACACGTAATGAGTGTTGCTGGTTTAAGCTGGAAAGAGGCGGCGCAAGGCTTGCAAGAGGTTGTGAAAGCGCTGCACAGACGAGAAAACACGGCCTCTATCGCGCTAAAAGCGCTAGAAGACGCGAGTAAGGCGTGTTGGGAAGCCTCCCCAGACGGCGATGTGTTTGCGAATACCATTGGAGACCTTGCGGACGTTGTGCTAGAGCGTCTACACCACAAGATTGGTAGCACTTGGTAGGCAAACCAAACACAAAGCCCCTCAACTGAGGGGCTTTTTCGTGCTTATAGCCAGCGTTGCCAGTCTGTGAAGGGGTGTGCGCCGAATAGGGTTGCCACCCCGTTTTGGAGTAAGGTGAACCCCACCTTCATCGCGGGGCTTTTGCTATCATCTAGGATTGCGTAGTCCATCTGGTTCGGGGCGAAAATGCCCCCGTTATCCACCAAGATGTAGCGCCCAAACCGGTCGTATGACATCCCGATGTGGTGCTGGTGGTGCCCGATGATGTGTTGTTGGAACTTTTGCGCCAGTTCCGAGGCAACCGTTAGGGTATTGACGCTGTAATTGCGCCCGTGGGTGATACGCCACTCCCCTGTTGAGGTCTCGACAACCATATGCCCCCAGTTTGAGACCACAATGCGCTCATCATCGCGGATGAGGCGCTTCAGGTGGTTCATATTCAATGCGCCCTTAGTACGCTTGCCCACGCGCCGCTCATGGTTGCCCGCAATCCAGAAGATGCGGCTGAACACCGTCAGCAACTCCCCGAACAACCACTCGGCGGCGGCCAACTCTTGTTCAAACGCGGGCGTGGGTAGGTCTGAATCATATGTGCTAAAGGCATCAGCGTTGATGAAGTCGCCCGCGATGATAAGGGTGCGCTCACCGGTTAAGTACTTCTCCCCGATAGCCATTGGGAGGGCGGCAAAATCGTAGTTGGTGGTTGGGAGTTGCCAGTCGCCCGTCACAACGCAATCACCACTGATACGTAAGGGCGCACCGTGGGACTTTGCCCCACCCCTGTCGAAAAGGTCGGGGCGGTCTCCAGCGTTGCGGGTTGCACGCCACAAGCGTCCGTGGAATGCGTCGTAAGTAATGCCAAGCTTCTCTAAGTGTTGTTTCCAGAACTGCTTTTCGCGTAACCCGCTGGCCTCAAACGCGGTCAACAATGCCTTACCGCGAATGTCTGACGTGAGTTTCTGCTTCCCCATGTTGCCTCCATTGAACAATGCTTGACCTATTGTACCATTTGTGTGGTATTATGGGGTTTGGATTTGGGATATAATTTGGGATATTGTGATGAGAACTAACACCCAATACTCACTACTCATCCACAAGCAGGTCATTGACGCCTTAAAGGCCGGTGCGACGATTAAAAGCGCGGCTGCGCTTGTCGGGCTTTCCCCAGAGACGATACGTAGTTGGATTAATAAGGGTAAGACAACGCCTGACACCCTATTCTCTGGGTTTGCGTTTGAAGCAGAGCAAGCGATGGCGCTTGCGCGGGCGCAACTGGAGATGAAGTGGCACGATATGGCCGTCAATGGGCAACGTATCCAAGAGGTCACGGTCATCAAGCGCAGAGAGACAAAGATGAACCGTGACGGGGAGCTTGTTGAGGAAACGTTTGAAGAAGAACGGGTCGTTACTCGCGATGTGCCTGCCGACTGGCGCGCCAGCGGGGAGTACTTGCGCCGCCAAGACCCCGAGGAATGGAGTGCGCGTGACCAATTGGTCGATGAAGGCTCAGGCGTGGTGATTGTGTTCAACCAGACCCCGCCCAAAGAGCGGTTTGCGGCCATTGCGCCCGACGCACTTCCGGTCGGGGGTGAACCAGTGGTAGAAGACGCTGAGTTCTTTGAGGTCAATCAATCGGTGGATAGTGAGACGGGTCAATGACGAGCAAGACGCCCAAGCTGTACCTTGATGTGCTACGCCCTGACCAGTGGGAGATTGTGAAACACCCCGCGAAGTTCAAGGTGATTGCGGCTGGGCGTCGGTATGGGAAGTCTACCACCTGCGGTAATGCGGCGATTCTCGATGCAGTGAACGGGCGGCGCGTTGCGTGGATTACCCCCACGTATAAGAATGCGCGCCCGTTTTGGGTGATGGTAGAACGGGCTATCCGAGAACTTGTCGCGAGTAAACAAGCGCGTATTGACCGCAAAGAGAACCAGTTTACGTTCTCATCAGGGGGCAGTATCAGCCTGTTCTCAGCGGACAATCCACAGTCTATCCTCGGTAACAACTTCCACTTCATCATCATCGACGAAGCGGCGCGTATCGACGAAAACGTCTACTACGAGACGCTGAAACCGATGGTTGCCGACACGGACGGGGATATTTGGATGATTTCAACCCCTAAAGGGCTGAATTGGTTCTATACTGAGTACTTGCGCGGCTTGCGTGACATGAAAGAGCTTGGGGACAGCGCAGAAGTTGCCGCGTTCCATCGGCGCACGAGAGACAACCCAAACCCAAACATCCTCAAGGCGTATGAGCGCGTCAAGCGTGAGATACCGTCTGTTAAATTCCGCCAAGAGTGGGACGCGGAATTTATTACCGAGGGTGTTCTGTTCAGCAATGTCGATGCAAACATCTACGGGGAGATGCCCACCACTCTGCCCAAGCAGAACCGTAACGACATGTGGGTTATGGGGGTTGACTTGGGGAAGCTACACGACCCTACTGTGGCGGTTGTGTATGATGTGAATGAGGGGCGCGTTGTCTGGATTGAGAGTTACCACAGCAACTACACCGAGCAAATCCAGCGTCTCAAGACATTGGTAGACCACATCCAGCCTGCGGCGATGGTTGTCGAGCGCACGGGCAATCAAGGTGTTATCGAGATGCTACAGAACGCCAACCTCCCTATCACCCCTTTTGATACAACGAATGCCAGCAAGACCCGTATCATCGACAACCTGATTATGAAGTTTGAGCGCGGGGAGATAAGCATCCCAAACCATCAAGAATTGATTGGGGAACTGTTGATGTTCGAGGCCACGCAAGGTAAAGGGAGCGCAGGTATTGTGCGATACAGCGCCCCGAGAGGGCAACACGACGACCACGTTATCGCACTTGCCCTTGCGGTAGAAGCCGCGCACACGGGCGTTACATGGGAGGCTATCATCACATGAACCAACAGCAGGTAACACAAGCCGCGAAAGCGGAATTAAGCTCACAAATTGCGTATATGCGCGCCCGTGCCAGCAACTTTGAGTTGATGAGCCTATTCAAAACCAGCGGGCTTGCCAAGTCCTGTGCAGAGTTCTGGGCAGACAACATCAGTGCAATCAACTTTGTGCTACACAACCCTGAGGGCGTGCCTGTCGATGCTTCAGAGGCTCACCCTGTGGCGCGTATCTTGCGTGACGCGAAGTTCCGTGACCAACTGCGCTCTACCGAGATTAGCCTGCGCTTCTTTGGCACCGGCCTCATGCGTAAAATCCGCAACCCGTTTGGGCGCACGGTCGATTTGCGCTGGGTCAACCCCACCCTCTACCACCGTGATGAGAATGCGGTTGAAGGCTACTTGCGTGGCTTTTTCATCTACTCGGGGCGTGGGCAGAGGAACCCCAACGGGTACCTAAACATCGCCGACGCGGTGTATCTGACAGAGTTCTCGTTTGATGACCAGTGGGACGGGGTATCGAGCGCACAGGTGGCCGCACAAGCGGCTGCAACCGAGCCAGAGATGCAGACTACCCTGTTGGCATTCTTTCAGAACATGGCCATCCCCATGTCCATCGTGCAACCTGAAAAAGACGCGATGATGGCGACGAACAAGCAAGAATTGCCGTCGCTCATTCGTTTCTTGCAGAACCGGTTTCAGGGGGCGGTCAATTTTGGACGCACGCTGGTTACGGCGGCGCGCTGGGAATGGAAGCAGATGCAGGTCAACTTCAAAGACCTTGACATGGCTTCTATGCGCCGTGACTTGCGCGAGGATGTTGCGATTGCATTTCGTGTCGAGCCAGCGTTTATCCTGTCTGGGCAGTCACAATACAATGAGCTAGAAGGCAAGATTAGCATCTGGCTTGACCGTTACTTTCGCCCCCGAGCCGACTGGTATGCGCGTTTGCTGACGCAATACCTGTGCGATGAAGAGGGCTATGCGGGCTACCGGATTGTTGCCGACATCAGCGATTTGGTGCGTGAGGATGAATCGGCGCGCCTCGAGGTTGTCAGTAAGAAGGTTGCGACAACCTTGATGACCCTCGGGCAAGCCCAGCGTTATCTGGGCTACCCCCCTGACCCCGCTTTGGAGAACATCTACATGGTTGCGGGTATCCCTGTCCCCCGTGACATCATCGGCACCTACTGGGAATACCTGCTATTCCGTGGCCGTAAGCCTGAAGAAGGTCAAGACGGTCAAGACCCGTCCGGTGGTGGGGGTGTTGATAATACCGAGGGGTTCCAACCCAACATGCGGGTTGATAGCCCTTCTGAGTTGAGTGACAAGATTTTGGCGGGGGTAAGTGGGGAGAACTTCAATCCGAAACCTAGCACCCCAGCAGAAGCGCGCAGTGCCGGTTCCGCATGGCAAGACCTGCCCGAATTGCCAGCCGATGTGTATGCAGAGATGAAGGTGGCGGCTACCAAGTCCCTCAAGGGGCAGGCGTTTGAGACGCGCTTGCTATCCCGCGAAATGTGGGGCTACATCGACGGCATGATGGGCGCACTGGACTACCCAGAGGCGACGAAAGATGCACGCGAGGCAATGAAGGGGCAGGTCATCAAGGCGGCAAAATACCATTGGCACCGCTTGCAACAGGCGCAGAAGTCTATCCAATCGACGCGCTTGGAGTACGAGTTGGAAGTGGAAAGCTTGTTCGAGCGTGCCATTGCTGGTGAGCTACCACCTGCACAGTTCCGTGAGCGCATTGAAGCGGCCACGTCTCAAATCATCGAAGATGCCTATTACGATGGGCTGATGCAGGGCGGGGTGAATTCGCAAGAGCTTGACGAGGACGAGCAACAGTGGCTTGACGGGTTCAAGGCCGCGCAAGTCCAGTGGTACGACAAGGCCGCGCAAAACATCCGCGATGGGAAGTACAGCCCTGATTACATTGCCCAGCGCGCCGCAGAGTGGTTTAACAAGTCGGTCTACCCTGCCTACAGTGAAGGCATATACAGCGCGTCAAAGAATATGGCACTGATGTGGGTGCAAGGTGAGACTGAAGAAGGGTGTATCTCATGCGGGCGCTTGAACGGACAGGTGCGGCGCGCAAAGTCATGGAAGAAGCAGAACATCCGCCCGAAGGCGTCTGACTTGGGGTGCAAGGGCTTCAATTGCAAGTGCCTGTTCGTCCCGACCGAGGAACCGGTCAATCGCGGTGCATACCCCAATTGGCGAGGCTTTCAAATCAAGTCGGGTTCCGAGGTAATGGCAGAACTTGAGGCTGAGAAGGTGGTGCAATTCTCTTTTGGGGCTACTACCAAGTCCGAGGATTACACCCCAACCGCTGAAATGGCGCGCAACGCAGAGCGGGGCTTAGAATTGCGCCGCAAGCATGGGCGTGGGGGCACTGCGGTAGGCGTAGCCCGCGCCCGTGACATCTCCAATCGGCGTGGGCTGAGCGCGTCTACCGTGAGGCGCATGGTCTCATACTTTGCGCGTCATGAGGTTGACAAGCAAGGTGAGGGCTGGGGGGTTGATTCGGCAGGCTATATCGCATGGTTGCTATGGGGTGGGGACGCGGGGCGCACGTGGGCAAACAAAATCAATGACAAGCTGAAGGCTAAGGAGTAACCACCATGCCATACCGCCGTGTAGGGAAGTGTGTCGAGGTCAAGCGTGATGACGCTTGGGTAGAATTGAAATGCCACGCTACGGCCAAAGAAGCGCAAGCACATCTTGTAGCGTTGGCGCTGAACGTCCCCGCGCAAAAGTCTGCCCGCGCAGAAAAGAGCTTGAATGTGCCCATCGACGAAGAAGATGAGGTATTCAAGCGCACGTACAAGCGCGTTCTTGACGAAACCGGTGACGCGATGAAAGCGATGCAAGCCGCACGTGGTGCATTCATGCGAAACAAGCGGTTTGGGCTTGCGACAAAGAGCGCCCCGCAAGGGATGCTCATCGGCGGGTGGGCAATCTATTTTGCAGACGAGCGCTACCTTGACCTGCAAAAGACGTTCTTCCCCGCCAAGACGCAACTGTTTCTTGACTTCTATCAGGGCGCGCCCCTGTGGTATGAGCACGGTGAGCACAGCGCCACTGGGATTACCCCTATTGGGCGGCGCGTGGGGCATGAGGTGCATGATTGGGGCGTTTGGTTAGAGCATGAGTTGTTCACTGACCACCCCATGTACCCCACCATCAAAGCTAAGATTGAACGTGGGGACTTGGGCTACAGTTCGGATACCCTCGGGCACATCATGGCAAAGGGGTATAAGGGGGCTACAGGGGAGTTGTCGGTGTGGCCGCTGGCAGGGTGCAGCTTGACCCCGACACCGGCTGAACCTGCGCTAGGGGCAGTTGTGCCATTGTCTGACGAAAGTGCCACAATTGACACAGAATGAATAGTTGGTGTATAATTTACCCAACATCACGCATAAACTCGGCTTAGGCGGAAGGCTTGGCGAGGGATAAGCGGAATGTTACATTCGTTTGAGGCGCATTTCGCGCTTCAGTACTCCGAGGTGTATCATGCCCACTGAACTCGTTACCAAGATGGCCGCCGCATTGGGTGTCGAAGACAACCCTGAGGCCGTCAAAGCCGCCCTCTACAAGATGATGGAACAATTCCAAGAAGAGGGCGAAGAGGAATACAAGGCCAAAGAAGGCTATGAAGGTGCGGCCAAGTCGTACCGTGAGGCGTTTGATGTCGAGAACGACACGCAACTGTTTGCCCTGTTGGGTGAGATGGTTGGGATTGTCGAGCAATTGGAGCCGGTCGGGCTGAATGCCAGCGCGGCAAAGGCGATGAAGGCTGACATCGAAGCCATTAAGAACCGCGCCCCTGCGGTCAAGAAGCCGTTCCCCGTGGCTTCCACATTGTCACCGGATGAGAAACCGTCTGGTTCCCGTGTGGCTGCCAGCAAGCGTTACGAGGGCTACGGTAAGACGGCCAAATACAACAAGCCGTCGCTCATCGAGACCATCAACGACCTCGCAAGCCCCATCAAGGCGATGAACTACGAAACCGGCCAGCAAGGTGGTTACGTGTTGCGCCAAGAGGTGGCCACTGAGATTTTGGACGCCTTGCGCCCTGCGCTTGTGCTTGAGCAAGCCGGTGCCACCGTGTACGAGATGGGCGATGTTGCTACGCTGACGTTGCCGAAGATGAACGCGGTGCCCACCGCGCAATGGTTGGGTGTTAACCAAAGCCCAGCGGTCTCGAATGCCTCGCTTGAGACCATCACCTTGTCGCCCAAGCGCCTGAGCGCTACTGTGGACTACCCTGCCGCGATGTTGCGTATGGGTGGCACGGGGTTTGAGAACAAAATCCGTGATGAGATTGTCCGCACCCTGAAGCTGGCCATTGAGTTGGCTGCGTTGTTTGGGACGGGCACCCGCACGGGTACCAATCAAGCCGGTGAGCCGCTTGGTATCTTGAACACCAGTGGGGTGAACATCACCACGCTTGCGACGAACGGGCGTAAGCCGACGCTGGATGACCTGCAAAAGGCGTTTGAGCGCATTGAAGCGCGTAACGTGGTGCGTGATGATAGCGCCGCGTACATCATGCGCCCTGAGTTGTCGGGCGGCTTCCGTCGTATGAAAGATACGACTGGTCAACCGCTGTTGATGATTGACCGTCAGGGCACCGTTAAGACCCGTAGCATTGATGGTATCGAAGTCCTCGACACCACCCAAATCCCGCAAACTGTGACCGTTGGTAACACCAGCAACAACACTTACGTGTTCGCCGGCTACTGGCGCAACCTGTGGATGGGTTACGGGCAGAGCATCGAGATGCAGGTCATCACCGGCGCGACCGACAAGAGTCTTGCTCTGTCGGCTAACGTCTCGATTATCGCGTCTGTGTATGTTGACACCGCTGTCGCGTACCCCGAGGCGTTTGAAGTTCTCAGCGGCGTTCAAGCGCTGTAACGAAAGGAACACAGAATCATGTTGACCAACATTCTCGCGCAAGTCGAGCTTGATGTTCTGCTGAACGCCGGTGTGTCGAACAGTTCGACGACCACCGCCTCGACCGGCAAGGACATTTCTCAGTTGACCGGCGTCATGGCGCTGGCAATCAACGCCCGCTCTGGCGGCACCGGCACCGTGACGGTTGCTATCGAGCACAGTGACGCGCTTGCCAGTGGGTACGCGGCGGTAGACGCTGATGCAATCCTGAACTACGAGACGGGTGAACCGGTCACTCTCGCGACGTTCTCAAATGGCGGTTACGATGTGGTGGTCGGGTTGCGTACCAACCTGTTGCGCCGCTACATCCGTGTGACGTTTGCAGGGACGAGCCTGACCCAGAACTACAGCGTGACGCTGGTTGCTCAGAAGAAGTACGGTTCGTAAGGTAGGTGGTGCATCATGCCTTTTACCACTACCGATAACTTCTACGCGGATGATTACGGTTTCGCTCCCCCGACGTTCGGGGGGGCGGTAGCCTGCAAGATTGGCACGTTTGCCTTTACGGACACGACCGCCAAGACCCTGTTCACCCTGCCCGCGTATGCGCGCATTGTGGATGTAATCATTCAAATCAATACCGCGTTTGATGCAGGGTCGAGCAATACGTTTGACCTCGGTATCACCGGTGACGGTGACGCTATTGCGGACGGCGCGGCTGCTGGCACTGCCGCTATCTTGCGTGCGGGGTCTACCAATGTCTCAGGCTATTTGAACACCGAATTGCCCGATGTTGACGTGACCGCTGTTTACATCCCGACTGGAACGGCGGCCACCGCAGGGCTTGCCACCGTCATTGTCTTTTACGTCGTCCTCTAAGGAGAATTTGCATGGGTTACGCAGACATCACCACCCCTATCCGCTTTGTATCGTTGGCTGTGACGAGCACCGCTGTGAGCTTGCTTGACTTCTCGGGCGTCACCGCCGCTGATGTGCAGAACGCCTCGCTTGCCACCTTGTCGATTGTCGGGGGCAATGTCAACATCCGCTGGGATGGGACTAATCCGACCGGTGGTGATAACGGTGGTATCCGCATTGTGGGCTTGCCCAGTGCGGGCGTGCAGGCGAACGCGGTGTTTCAGGTTGAAGGCGGTAACGCGGTTGCCAACTTGCGTATCATCGCTGAGACGGGTTCCACCCCTACGGTCAATGTAATGCTTGAAGGCTAAGGCATAACAGCATGGCGCGGTACAACAACCCCTTGACCACTCTCGAGAAGGTCAAGCAAGCAATGGACATCACGGAAGACACGGATGACGAGTTTCTGAAGCGCCTCATCTGGGCGGCCTCGAACACTGTTGAAACGACGTGTGACCGCGTGTTTGTGCCGTATCGCGCTGTGCTGTATGAAGACATCCCCACTGGGATTGCGCTTGACCTGTCTGAAGACTTGCTGGTGTTAGACGCACTCACAGTGGATGAGCGTGAAATCGAGCCGACAGAATACGTTCTGCTTGATAAGAACCGCTGGCCGGTCTACCAAATCATGCCGTCAGGGGGGTATACGACCTTCTTGCCGAACGGCTGGCAACTGTTTCAAACAATCGCGCTGGACGGCGTGTGGGGGTATAACCAAAGCCCTGCCACCATGTTCAAGCCGACTTCCCTAACCTTGACAAGCGCTGCAACGGACACCGACACGGTGTTTGATGTGAGTGGGCTGACGGGGGTTGAGACATTGATGCACATTCGCGTGGGCGAGGAACTCATGCGGGTGCTCAGTTACGAGACGATTGTTGGCACGCCCGACACGTATACCATCACGGTAGAGCGTGGGGTTAACGGGTATGAAGCTGTGGCACACGATGTTGGCGCGGTCATCGAGTTCTATCAGATGGATAGCGCAATTGAGTATGCAACGACGCACTACACGTTATACCTGTACCAAACCCGCGACAACTTTGGTGAGGCGGTGCAACTGGGAGACCGCGCATTCACCATGTCCAAGACTATCCCAGAGTGGGTGTACATGATGCTGGGGCAGAAGGCGCGCACGCGCTTCTATACCCCGTAGGAAGGTGCACAATGGCGTTTCTGTTGGTTGAAGACCTCAAGGGCAACCCGCTCCCCCGCTCACGTATCCGTACCAAGACCAAAATTGGGGCGGAATTGCTGGGGGATGTGTCGGGGGCGCGTAAAGGTGGCTTGACCACCAAAGTCGGTAAGGCGCTGGACATGCTCATCGAAGCCTCGGTTATCAAGGCTGAAGCCGCCGCCACAGAACTGGCACAACGCCGCACAGGGTCATACGCCGAATACTTCAAGAAGAACGGGGTAAACGGGTGGACGAGTGTTCGGCAAGCGGGGGCATATTGGGCAACCAATCGGTTTACCAATCGGCGTCGCAAGGCCAAAGAAGTCACAACCGGCTGGCGCATGATTTACGTCCGCAAGAAGCTTGATGTGACCCTTTCTATCTTGAACAACTTTGGTGGGGCGCGGTTTGTGTTTGGCGGGTTTACCCCCAACACTGACCGGCAACAGAAGTTTCACAAGGCGGTTGGGGTGCCTCACGCAACAGAAATCCGTGATGCGGCGTTTGGGGTCATCCGCGATGAGTTGCAACGCAACGTCCCTGCACTGCTGGGGGATATTGCGCGGCTAGTATTGCGAGGCTTGGAATGAGTTGGAAGGCTGTGTATGACCGTGTAAGGGACATCATCCGAGAGGTTGAAGAAATCAAGACGGTCTACGATACCGTACCGCGCAAGATAAACGACACTGACCTACCGGCTTGCTTCATCTGGCCTCGCAAGGTTACTCGTAAGCGCGGGTCTGGAGATGAGGTGCACGAGACGCGACAGATTGAGGTGTACTTGTACCTCGAGAAAGACACGTTGGGTGCCAGTGGTGAGAAAGAAAGGCAATCGCTTGACACAGACTATGAGACACTCATCTTCTCGCAATTCGACGGGCGCGTCCAACTCAACTTGGGCGGCGTAAGCACTGGGCTGGTTAGCATGTCAGCGATGACTGGGAATGACGGGTTGCAAATCATCCCGTTCCCAAGCGGTGACGCCAAAGACCAGTATTTCGCGTACATCTTCACACTGAACCTAGAACGCAACCTGAGAACTCAGGCTAAGGAGTAACACACCATGTCAGCACTACGCAACTTCATCGCAGGGTTTTTCTATCTCGAGGTCATCGTCCTTGACGACGACGGCTACGGGATTGGGACGCTGAAGACCCCAAACAGCCCTACCAACGGTACTTTGTACACCCCGTACCGCCTTACTCACCCTGTGAGCATCCCTGCCCTTACCCCCTCGGTTGAGCGTGCTACCGACCGTGGTGGCCAGAAAATTCGTGGTGAGGTTGACCTCGGCCTGAGCGAGTTCGGTACGTTTGACCTCGTGGTGAGCAACCGCGACTTTACCTTTGACGCAATCATCAGCGGTTCGAGTGTGAGTACCGTCTGGGGTGGCGCGCAAATGCTTACGCCCGACAGCAACCGCGTGACGTTGCCCCGCCTTGCGCTTGTCGCGACGCTGGGTTCCCGTTCGCGTGATGATAGTGGGTATGACGCGGCTGGGCGCTTGACCATCGTCTACCCCAGCGTGACCATCCGCGTTGGGGGTCAGAGCGGTTCGCAAGACGGCGGTGTGAACCCGAACGCTGTGACCTACACCGTAACCCCCTCGGAAACGGGCGTGTTGTTCAACGGGCAGACATTCATTGGTGCCGCGCCGGAAGGCTTGGGTGCAGACCTTGAGAGTGGCAAGGCGTTGATGCACATGCTGAGCAGTGAGTACCAGTACAGTTCGGCCACGTTCATCGGCAACGGCACTGAAGATGAGATTACCCTGCCGTTCCGCCCGCTGAGCAGTGTGACCAGCATCACCAGCCCGAACAGCCCTGTTGTCGTGACTGTCGAAGGCACTCGTGTTGTGCCGTCAAGCATCAACACGACCACCGGCGTTGTCACGCTGTCTACTGCGCCGACCGCTGGCCAGCGCGTTGTCATCATCTACCCGACCAACTTTGTCGCCCCGTAACCTAACGCCTAAGGAGGCATGAAATGGCTAACAAGACCTACACGCACACGTTCGAGAACGGCGCAAGCATTGTGTTCGAGATGACGCCGTTCACATCGTTCAGGACGCAAGTTGTCTTGACCAAGTTCAAGGATGCTTTCCCCCCTGAATTGAGTGAGTACAGTGCTACTGTGTCTCTGTTGTTCTCGCACCTTGTGTCCGTTCAGTTCTCTGGGGAGTTGCCAGACTGGGCACACGAGTTCAAGCGCGTCATGGATGATGGCTTGCTGGGGCTGGTTAAGGGGTCGAAGTATCGTCAGGCTTACGAGATGATGGCTGATATGGACATCGTGGCCGCGCTAGACGTGCTGATTGACGCCTACACCAACACGCGCCGCAATGTGCCAAAAGCCAGCGAAGAACTAACGGTTGGTGCTGCAAGCCGCGCCGAGGAGGATGCTGATTTTTTGCCAGACGGCGAGGCGTAATAGCAGAGTTCGTCGAGAATCACCTGAAACCTGCGGTTCAGCGCTGGCGAGAAAACAACCCAAATGACAAGGTGGACAGTGCAAAGGCTACAGAAGCGCGCCCAAACCTAGAGCTTCACTTTGACCCTGAGATTGTGTTGCGCGGGTACATGCGTTACCGCGCAACACACAAACTCCCAAGCCTACAGGAAGTGCTAGACGAGGACTTGGAGTGGACAAGCGATATTGCGACGATGGAACGTTGGTTTGAGAGCATCCTTGCAGGATAAGGCGGATAGACAATGGCAGACGAAACAATCCGCGCAGACTTGCAAGTGGGCGCAAACACCTCTGAGGCCGAGGCTGCTGTAGAGCGCCTCGGCAAAAAGCTGCGCGCCACCTTAAAGGCCGCCAATACTGAGGCGGGCAGCGCAGGGCAAGGGGGTGGCAAAAAGGGCGGCGGTAATGGTGGTGGTGGCAGTGCAAGTAGCGCGCAGGATGAGCCACCGCGCCGTCGCCGCCCGACAAGCCCTTTTCAGCAAAGCCGCATGGGTGCTTTTTCGCGCCGTGCAGAATTTACCGCACAACGTAAACAAGTAGCACGTGCAAAAAACCGCCTCCCAGATGACGATGTTGTTCAGCAAGCTCTTCAAGGGTCTTTTGACTTACTCACTCAAAAGGTGAATGAGGCAGATAGAGAATTACGCGAGCTTGGTCGTCAGCGCGCTATTGAAATCATTGATGCTCAGGTCAAGCAACTCGGGGATAGCTTTGAAGACACTAACCGTAAAGCGGCATTGCTAGGGCAACGTCGCGTTCTAGAGGTTGCCAGCGAGGTCGAACGTGGGCAAGAAGAAGAGCGCGGCATCACCCGCGATATTGCAGCGCTCCCCGCTGACACATCACGCGCAAAGCAAATTGAGCTTGAGACCAAGTTGCAAGAGACGCAAGCCAAGAACCAGTTGCGCCTCAATGAGCTTTATAAGGCAGGTTTGACGGGTAACGCCAACCTTGCGCGCACCAACGCGCAATTTGCCGCACAGGAAAAGGCAGATACGGAAGCGCGTATTGCCGAGCAAAAACGCTTGAATGAAGCGATTGCAGATGGGTTGCGCGTCACGGACTTACGCAGTGAAGAAAACCGCGAGTTGGCCGATGTCTTCAAAGAGCTGGACGTTGCGATTGCGCGCAACCAAAAGCTGATTCAAGAAGCAAGCCAACAGCGTGCGAGATTGCTTGCGCGCCTACAGACCTCAGTAGACCCTACCGAGGTAAGACGCCTGAACTCTGAATATGAGGCTCTAGGTGAGCAAATTGAGCAAGTGACGCGAGAGTTGTCGGAACTGCAAGAGGTGAGAGACCTTGCAGAAACGACTGCGGCAGAGGCGTCGGTACCGCAATTGCGCGAGAGCCAAGCGGCAACACGCTCATTTGCACAAATAGACCAGGGATTCAATGCGTTCAGCGAAACCGCGTCATCCCTCAGTGAATTGGGGGTGATTGATGGCGTTGTTGCTGACACGCTGGATTTGGTGGGTTCGTATGCTGAACTGAACAAAGTCCTGCCACGCATGGGCGCAGCCTTGTCATTCCTGAGCATCGAGGTCACAAAGAACACGGGCAACTGGCTTGTGAATAGCAAAGTGTTGCGTGGTGCTACCGCAGGTATGAGCGCCGCCAATATTGCAATTCTAAAGCTTAGTGTCGCTACGGGCGCGCTGGTCATCGCCGGTGTGGGCTTGTTTATCGCGTTTCAAAAGCTCACCGAGATGACGGCAAAGTTCAGAGAAGCCGCAGAAAAAACTGCTAGCATTGTGCAAGCGCGTTTTGACCTCGTAGAGGAACTTTTTGCGTCTGAAGAGGCTGTTGGGTCGAGAGAGATACAAAGCCGCATTGAGCAAACCCGTACCCGCTTAGCGCTTCTTGAGGATGAGCGACGCGCTCTGTTGCTTTACAAAGAGGCTACAGGGAAAATCACAGACTCTTTTGGTGTTAGCGCTGCACTTGGTGATACGTTTGCTGTATACGACGATGCAGTCAAAGAGTTAAACACCGAAATTGGGATTGCTACGGCACAAGTCGAGACCCTCGAAGATGTCCTTGCGCGTGGCGCTGGTCGTATCAACGACCTAAAAATCTCACTTGAGGGACTGCTTGAGCAAAGCGGGTCGTTGGCTGAGCGCCTTGAGGAAAGCAATGCTGAGATTGCCAGCTTGCGTGAGCAGGCTTCTGGCATTGAAACAAGCATGGCCAACCTCGCTGACGAGTTCCAGCGTAGTGAGGCGCAATTGCGTGCCACAGCCGCGCAAGAGGCCGCATTCACCGCGCAGATGGCGGCGCTTGATGAGCAATTCCGCACCACCAATGAGGAACTACAACGCCGGTTTGAGTTAGAAGACCGTGCCGCAGAGCAATCTGAGCGCATTGGTCAAGCGTTAGGCAACCTTGTCAACGGCGGTTCATTTAGCGCCCTAGAAGGCGCGGCTACCCTATTTACCAACAGCGCGTCACTTGTCGAGGAACTTGGCACACAGACCGAGGGTGTATTCCGTGCGTTGAATGAGCGCGGGATTGAGGTCGGTGGCACGTTCGGGGATGTTCTTGACAACATCTTCCAAATCAGTAGCGCGACGGATAAAGCGATTGGGGCGGCGCTGGCAGACCTCAGTGAGGGCATTCGGTCGGCGCTGGGGTCAGAGATTGTCAATGCGCTGGAAACTGAAGGTCAACGTATTGGGGATATTCTGCGCGAGCAGAACAGCGCGCTGGCGGACAATGAGGCCAAAAAGCGCGAGTTACTGGAGAAGACGCAACAGGATGAGTTAGACCGCCTCGCAAAATTCTTGCTTGAGCGTGCGCGTGCGCTTGAAGACTACAACTTGCGCGTCCGTCGCCTTGAAGAAGACTTTGCGCGTGAGCGGTTTGAGGCTATTCGCGACAACGACATCCGCGCATTCCTTGATAGCCAGACCAATCGTCGCGTCACCCTCCAGCGGGAGGCTGAGGACTTTGGGATTGATGACCGCCGTGCCCGCGAAGACTTTGCCCTAGAGGGCAATAAGGGCGCGCAAAACGTGCGTGACCGTATCAAGGCGCTGGATGATGAGCGCGTCAAGATACAACAGGCCGCCGCTGAGCGTATCGCGCTGGTGCAACAGGAAACCGACGCGCAAATCGCGAAGCTTGTCGAGCGCTATGCCCGTGAAGAAGAGCGTATCCAAAAGCAGATTGAACTTGAGGAGAAGCGCGCTGCGATTTTTGCTGAGATTGCGGCGAACGAAGAGCAATCGCGCAAGGCGCTTGAAGCCTTCCAAAATGGGGTGCGAGAGACGGCTGCATTCAATGAGCGCCTGAGCGCATACCAGAAGCAACTGTTGTCGTACCAGCAAGAACTTGACAAGGTGAACGGGCAGATATTCCGCGCTACTGCCGAAAACTTCCTGCTGTCGATTGCGTTCAACGCCCTCACGAATGTTGCAATCCCAAACACCCGTACCGCCATTGCAAACCTCTCGGCAACGATGAATGAGAGCGGGTTGTTGCTTGAGAGTGTCATGCAGAAGACCAATAAGGCATTGAATGACCTTAAGATTGGTTCTTTAGCACTCAATGGCACAGGCACGCCCACATTTACAGCTAACCCCAATCGTCAATACGACGTATTCAACGACCCGTTAGGCATAGACCCACTTGGGGTGAACTCTTTGGTGGGCGTCGCGCCTGGAATCAATCCATTCACAAGCACATCACCCAACTTCCCGACCGGTGGCATTCCTGCAACGCCCATCCCGTTCCCTATCCCGCAGTTTGCCAACGGCGGTATCATCCCGAAGGGCAAAAGCGGACTGGGGTACTTTGAAGGCTTAGAGCCAGAGCTTGTATTGCCTCTCAGCAAAGCACCCGCCATTCTGGGGGGTGCTGGCGCAGGACAATCGGTCAACGTGACAGTCAACCTAAGCATCGGGGATGTGAAGGTCGGGGAGGTCGTGTCTGCGGCACAAGCGCGACAAACCGCGCAGGAAGTTGCCGAGGGTGCGAAAGATGAGATTATCGGTATCATTGAGGAAGCGTTGACGCGAGGGCGTCGGGGGAGTACATCATGAGCACCTACAGGCTTGCAGCGGGCACCGTAGATTACACAACCTTGACCACCACCGACGATTACATTGTCGAGCGGTTCCCTTTACTGGGGGGCGTGTGGTGGTCAGTCAATACAACAGGGGTTGTTAGTGTGTACACACAGCGGGTTAAGAGCATCAGCCAAAAAGCATTTGGGCAAGGCGGCAAGACAACACGTTGGCAATTCGACACGCTCAGTCGCCAACAGGTTGAGTGGTTTCTCGACACCTATGCGCCTGACGCTTTAACTGTGCCAGTGACGTTGATGACGTGGCGTTTTAACAACCAATCGGCGTCGGGGAGTGAGCGCAATTGGGTGGCGTATACCGCGTTGATGAGTGTCGAGAGCGGGCAAGCCGATGACAACACGGTGAACGCGGGTGACTACTATAGCCGTGAGTTCAAGCTGCTATTTACCAACCTTGTGCAGGTGATTTAGGATGAGCATCCCCAACGCAGAGCGCCTGACATTCCCGTACCAACGGGTTGTCGGCCTACAGGTAAACGCATTCCCAAAGCTTATTATCGCCACGGGCATTCTTGGCAGTAGCCCATCCGTAGCCAGTTACCCTATCGCGCAAGTAGAAATCTCGACGGACGGCAACCAAGACCTCATCAAGCAAGGGATGATGGTCGAGTTCTCCCGCGACGGCGTGATTTACTACCGCGGCACGGTGCGTAAGGACTACAGCCTAGACACGCCTAACACCTTGTTTATCGGGGGTATTAGTGTCGGGGACGGTGGTATCTTGGGGTTGACGGTACCGTTGCGTTTCCTGAGCGGTGACACCTACACCGTGTATGCCACGCGCACCCCATTTTCATTTTGGTCACGAATTAGCCCTACTGATTCGCGTGCGTTGAAAAAGTGGGACGAGAATGTCCGTTACGAAGACGCCCCTGCCCTGTCCAAGAACGCATTCCCCAGACCGGTTGTAAACCTCGGGGCATGGCAACGTGGGGTGGTAGACCCTGATACGGGTTATGCACGCCTTACGCACAGCGCCAGCGCCAGTACTGTGTGGCGTGGAACTGGGTTTACAGTCGAGTGGACACTGCCCGCAGGCGCAACGCTTGTCAGCGGGTACAACCTTGACGATGTGACGATTGAGGTAGACTACGAGGAAGGCGCGCACATTATCGAGTGCGAGGTCACGGAAGTCGGCGGTTCTGACCCAGCACGTAAGCGCAAGGGGTACCGCTATGTGTGGGCAATCAGTGACACGTATCAGGACACTTCTAACCAAGAAGCGATTGAGATAGAGCAAGACGAACAAGACGAGCGTGGCCGAACGGTTGTTCTGCGCGTTACGGGGGCAACAGACCCAACCGAAACGTGGTTTATCGGCGCGCCGGTATTGATGACCTCGCAAGTTGAGTTCTCTGACGATATGTGGGAAACAAGCGTAAGCGTGCCGGAAGCAAACCGGTCGTTTGCGGGCTATGTGTCACAGATTGGGAGTGTTCAGTCGGATGGGCAGGTCTACTCGTTTAGCGTGACCGTAGTGAACCTGATGACGTTTCTCGACAACACGTTGCCTATCGCGACACAGGTGCTTAACAACGCCTCAAACGCAAACCGCTGGTACCGCACGGTGCCTGTTATCGGGAACCTGTCGTACTTCTGCTATTACCTGCTGGAGTATCATGCCCCGTTTGTGATGGACTTGCATGATTTTGATGCTTCTGCGCTGGCAGAATTCAAGCGCCCGTCGTATAGCATCGACAAAGGCTCTATCTACCGCGCATTGCAGGAAGCCGCGGGGCTGTGCTTAGGTGCGACTGTCGGCGTTACGTCTGAAGGTAAGGTGCTATTCAAGCGCAACCCGTCTGTCGAGAACAGCACGTATATCAACGCGCTGGGTATCCGCGCCACTGTTGATGCGGATTGGGTAGCAGAGAACTTGTCGTATGAGCGCACCGATATTCCCTCTGCCCTCGATGTTGAGGGCGCGTTTACCATCACGCAAACTGACCCGTCACAGGTTCGTGCGTTTGTTGCGCGGGCGCGGTACGGCGCGCAAGGGATGGGTAACACGGAACCCGTTGCAACAGACTTCATCGCACTGTCCAAAGAGGACGGGCGTGAGCGGGTCGGGCGATGGCTGTCAATCATCAACAGCCCTGTCAAGGCGCTGCAAATTCGCACAACGGGCGTGCAGGATGTGTTTGACCCCTGCGAAGACCACGTGTACACGGTGCAGCTTGATGACTACGACGCCTATAACACGGGGTTGCTCAACAGCACCTCATGGGTGGTGAAGTCGGTCACTCGCGAGTGGGATAACAGCGACACATGGATTATCTTACGGCTGGTCGTGCAATTTGCGCCTATTACGCGGGGGCAACGCGCAAAGATTGTGCCACAGCCTCCCGTCGTGACACCGCCCTCAATCGTGACCGTCGTCCCCCCGACGACAACGACGCAACCGCAGGTCAACGTAATTGATGTGCTAGGGGACTATCGCCCTGTGCCGGATAGCGGGGGTGGCATATACATTGACCCGTCAACATTCGATTGGGCGTGGGAATACGACTTTACCGAGGGCACGCAAGGGTTCACAGATTACTTCTTAACCCCTAGTGCAAGCTGGCAAAACGATGTAGGCTTTAACCAAGTCTATGGTGAAGAAACCAGTAGCAGTACAGATAAGAAGTGGCGGTTCATCGGCATTGCGCGCACGATGGATTTGTCCAACGCCCGAGGCGCATACGTCTACTACACAGTGAACCAGATTGGGCTGAACATCGCAGACGGCGTGGCCGCGGTGCCCGCGTTCGGGTTCCATATTGAATCAACCGGTTCACCCATCACATGGTCTATCGGGTCAAATCGCGAGTTGGTAGAAGCACCCAGCGGGTTCAGCGGGGCGGAATTCTTTGTTCTGGGCTATATCGGGTGGTGGGGCGTTGTCATCCCAGTGTCGGGCGTGTACACAATCCCCCGAGACCCTGAGGGGCTTGTGACCATCACGCGCATTATCCTGTACGGGGTCGGGACGCCTGATAGCTCTGTCACTTCAAACGGGAACTCTATTGCAATGCCCAGCGGTGGCTCATGGGACGGGGACGCATACACCCCGCTTGCAGGGCAATTGCGTAGCGGGGTTGACATCATCCGCTCATTTAACCGCCCGCGCAACATCCGCCGTATCTACATCCAATACGACCTGACCATTGGTACCGTGGTCGATGATGAAGCGTGGTGCTTCAGGCTATTCAATGTCGATGATGAGGGTGAGGAAACCTTGATACTGTCTCAATCATTCGCGCAAATGACCGGTGCGAGAGAGGGGACGAACAAGACCTACACCCTAAGCGCGACAGGCAAAATCAACGGGTTGCGCGTGTGCTTGTCATCATCGTTGGTTTACCCACCGTCTACCCCTGACGGGACGGCCAAGATACGCGAGATTTCATGGGATGAGGTGTCGTAATGGCCGCAAACAACCTGAAGCGAGATACAGCCGTTAAGCGGTTGACACAAGCGTTGGGTAGTCGCATTATCGAGCCGCGCACCGCCTACTTAGGTGACGGGGAGGGAAATGTTGTTGCAAGCGCTGATACAGGCGTTCCCAACACCGTGTACATCCGCTTTGACCTCGAGAACCCAGAGTTCCAAGTTGCGCTTGTAGACCCGCTGGCCAACACTGCGCTGTATTACGAGAACATGGCTGTGGTCGTCACCCCATACCACAAGTCTGTAGCAGGCAAAATCCAGTGGTATGTATCGGGGTCAGATGTGGCGATTGTCTCACAACAACTCAGCGGGGTCTCGGGCAATGCGTATGGGGGTGACGGTGCGCTGGGGTTTGGCGGCCTTGTGCGCGTTCACAACCATGAGGACGCGGCCAACGGCGGCCTACTCGACATCAGCAACGCGGTCGGGTCGGGGGTGTTGGCACTGGAATACGGTGGCACGAACAACAACCTCGCAGGCATGTTGTCGGGCGCGCTTGTGGCAAAAGGTGGCAGTGAACTTGCCGAGGCGTTCTTCCCGATAAACGGCATTCTTGTCGGGGATGATACCGGTGCGCCCCAGTCACTACTGCCCAGCAACGCCGGTGACACCGTGCGGTCACTGGACGGGACGACATGGGTATCTGCACCTCCCCCTATCCGGTCTATCACAGGCGATGAAACCCTTGCGGTTGGGGATTACACAGTGTTGGTAGATACCAGTTTAGGGGATGTAACGGTTACGTTGCCCGACCCTGCAAGTTGTGCGGGGCGTGAGTATGTCATCAAGCGGATTACTGGCGGGGGCAACACCCTTACGGTTGACGGGAACGGTGGGGACATCGACGGTTCCGCCACGATTAGCCTACACGGGCTGTTTGACTACCAACGTGTGATTGGCGACGGGACAGATTGGTGGCTGATATAGGTCACAGTCTTGTTGTATAATTGAGGAAGTCGTGATAAACCGTATAACGCAGTGGTTGGATTATCCAGAAGGTAGAGGCAGGGAGGCATGACCCTTGAGCAAATTTTTGAGACGGTAGGGATTACGGGTGGCGCGGGCGTTTTGCTGTGGTTTGCGTATCAGGTGTTTCGTAGTAGTATGGCGCAAATGCCTAAGCCTAGCGTTGACGCGACACCTCAATGGTTGCAAACTACCGAGAGGCTCATCGGGCTGATTGACAACACAACCAATCGGCAGGCAGAGATTACCAAAACCCAGAAGGAGATTGGGCAGGTGGTATCGACATTGTTGGACGTTACCCAGAGTGTGTGGAAGTACGTCGTAGCAGAAGGGGACAGAAGTAACAAGCGCGCCGACCAATTATCGGAAGTGTTAGTCAAACTCAGCGACAAGGTAGACCTCGTGGCCATTACTGGTACAGATTCCGCAACGCGCCAGTTGGCGCTTGCACAAGCGATTGCAGATATGCAAAAGCGCATTGAAGCGGTAGAGCGCAAGCTGGCAGAGTTGAGTGCCGCACCTATCTTGCAACCCGACGCGGTTGACACCATCGCAAAAGCGGTGGTGACATTTAATTCTGCACAGGCAGAAGAAGGGAACCCCCAATGAAAGCTATCAAGGTATTCGTGCTGTCAGCGTGTTTAGGCTTGCTGACCGTGCAAATTTTCTCGCAACCCGTCACCCCGACAGAACCCGTCCCGACCCCTGAACTGGTTGTGGTTCAGGATGAACCCGCTACCGAGGACGTTGAGCGTGACATTAGCACGTATGAGGTATTTGTGGTGGTGTTATCGTTGGTTGCGATTGGGCTTGTCAGCAACCTGTTGATTACCAATCGCGCCGATAAGGCTGAGCGTGCGCGCTTGCTGAACATCGTGCTGGATTTTGCAGCGGTGGGAGCGCGCCTTACCCCGACGCCCGTGGATGATAAGGCGATTCGCGACATTCGCGAGGCAGTGAACAAGCCGGATGAGCCTAAGGCTGGGGGTGCGTCATGAGTTTGCGCCCAAGACTGGTTAGCCCGCCGTTTGCGGTAGGAGGTAGCGCGGCAACGTGGAATAGCGTGATGACCAGCTACAGCCCCATCGACTGGTTCAAGCTGGACGAGGCGTCGGGTAATTTTGCCAACAGTGGGTCAAACACAGCGGCGGCCACGCCGGTCGGGACGCCGACCTATCAGGTGGGGAGCCTCAATGACCCAAACGCGGGGATTTCTGACCCAAATGGCGCACAGTTTAACTACACAGCTATGGGCGGCGCTATTGGTAGTTTGGTTTATCTAATCCGATACGGTAGCCAACGCCCAACCGCTACTCTGTACACCCCATCGAACCTTGAAATGAGAGTTCGGGTGCAGACTAACGTCCTCAGCATTACGGATTTTGTTGGTTCAGGCTCCTGCTCAACCCCAAGCAGCACGATACTCGCCAACAATTGGCATCTTATCGTAGCAAACGTTGCAACAGGTCAATTGGCTAATGTACTGATGGCCACCAATGCTACAAGCGGTACGGTTACACAACGCGCAATCGCTACAAACGTTTTTGGGGGGAACGCCAACGGCGTGACACCTACCATCTTTGTTGGAGCAGCGAGTACTGAACCCGTAATTCTTGGCGCGTTCGCCGCCTTGCCCAACCCCCTGACCCTCGCGCAAGCACAGGCGCTTGCCGACACTCTGATGTGGTAAGCGCGACACGGGCAGGTTGTGCGGGCTGTTTGCCCTGATACGCCCGAACATAGCTATAAAACGAGAACGCCCCGTAATGGGGCGTTCTGTGCGTTTACGGGGCGTCTGGTTCGTCGGTGTCTTGCATCTGAATGACCAGCGGGTGGTTGTCCCACCCCCCCAGCGGTCTATCAGACCCATACTGCTCAATGAAGATGCTCAGTTGAGTGTGCGACAGAAACCACTCTCTTAGTGCGGCCTGTACACTTTCATCGTCTTGCCCCTCGGACAACTCAAACACAAACGTGTTGCCTGTCACGTTTCTTATGTACCCGTGCCGAATGCGCCGCTTGCGCCGCAGGTATCTTGTCGATGAGCGCTCTTCAATGAGGTTAAAGGCTTTGGCGTCATCGACTGTCCAGTTGTTTTCGCGGTAGCGGTCAAGCGTTTGGAGTGCTTCCGACATCTTGCGCCCTGCTTTTGCGAGGGTGAAGTGTTCAATCCCCAACGATGGGTACTGGCTCATCAGGCGCAACATCGCTTCAGCACCCCCATAGAACTTGACCAACTGCCCATACTTACGCAAGGTGTTTGACGAGTAGCCGCTGTACTCTGACAGTTTTGCAAGCACCTCAGAGACCTTGAACTTGCGCCCAAACGGGTTGTGCTTGTGCCGGTCAAACTTGAACGCGCTCAGTACTCGATTGATGACTTCCCCCAGCACAACGCTTTCACTCTGCCCGACCGTGGCAAGGCGCTTGAACTCTTTGGCGATTGCCTTGAGGCTTTCCTCGGTAGGCTGAAGGTTGTTGGGGACGATACGCTCAATCCGCTGTAGGCTGTCCCGTGACATACGTCCCCCCTAGAATGTCGTGTTCGTAATACCAAGCCGGTTCGTTGTCGAGGCGGTAGCGGTAGCGCCCAGACGGTGCAAGTTCTCTGTGAGTGATGATTGCCTCTGTCCCGTCAAGGCGGTAGACCTTCTGCCCGAGCAGATAGGCAAACACTGGCACGTACAGGTAATCACTCACGAGAGACGACCCCTTGCGTCTTGAAAATAAACGGGCGCGCCGTATACACGTCATGCTTGGTAGCGACGGTTAAGCCCGTTTCGGCCAACTCAAACGGGCTGATGGTCGGGCGCATTATCTTGGCCGCTTCCATTGCGCCGATTGCAAACTGCGCGCCTGAACCCACCGCGCAAATATCGCGCTGCATCGCCACAAAGCCACTCTCGGACATCAACAGCAACTCATTATCGACTGCCATCAGGATGTCGCCCGAGAAGACTTCCGTGCGGGATAACTGCGCTTCCCCACACGCGGCGGTAATGGCGTCAAACACATGGGTGCAAGCATACGCCAGCGCGCCCTGATTGCGGTACGGCTCATGCAGCTTTAGGCGGTAGCTCAGGATGAGGTTGATTGCGGCGTTCCCGCACACGCCGAACAAGATGTGCGGGTGGCGGTCAGACTTCAACTCGACAATCTTGGCAAATTTGGACTGTTGCTCTTGGCGCTGGTTCCAAGCAGTGATTTGACTATCTGCGCCGATGAGAACACCGTTGGGGGTCTTAATGCCGATAACTGTGGTCATGATTGCTCCTTTGGTTGGGTTAGGGTAAGGGTTAAAAGCGGTGATAGCAGTGGTGGGATGCGGTAGTTCTCAAGCCCCTCGATGTTGGTGTACGACATCCATACAATATCACGTCCGTCAACAACTTGCCTAACCTCAATGGTGCGCGTGAGGTTTTCGGCGCGTGTCTGGGTGATGATAACAATCGGGGCAGGGCTTTCCACTATTCCACCCCCTGACGTTCCATGTATTCCAAGACGCCCTGCAAATCGACACGGCGCAAGGAAGTTTCAGGCAAGACCATCGTTTCGTCGGGGAACTTGACCTCGACAACATGTTGCTTGTCATCACGGCGCATGGCCGTTCCGAGGCGCTCAGCACCCGTCCAAGTGGTGTGGATGACCCAATAGCGTTCGATGGGTTGCAGTTTTGGTGGTTTCATGGTTATTCCCCTCCAGAGACTTGTGTTTTCATGACATGGCTGGCTGCCCAAGCAAGTAAGCGCCACCCGTTGAGGGCACCGCCTAAGTTATTGTCTTCCGGTTGGTGCATCATGTGATTGCCGTTGCAATACCACACATCGGCGCAATCACCGCTGTGGTAGTTCGCCGTGAAAGACACCGCCCGACCGCTATTTCTTAAGGTCACATCGAAAGACTTGACGCGGTGCTGGAGATTGACGTAACTCGACATCGTGTTGGCTGGGATGTCTTTGAGAGACGTGGGGTGCGCCTCAAGGTGCTTAACAATCAGCGCGTGCTGGCTGTCCAACCCCCACAGCAAAATATCGTATGGGTGCTTGCGGCCTTCCCAGACCCACTGATACATGATGCTTGCGATTTTGCCAAAACGGTTATTGAACCGGTCTGCTACCACAGAGTTATGTGGGTCATCATCGAATGACCAAAGCTTGTCGGTCTCCCCTAATTCCAAGATACCGACAAGTGCGTTGTTGTAGTAGATGTGATAGCTGAGGTAGGATGTCCTTTCTACGACCCAATGCCCGATTTGAATACCTTTCCCGTTGACGCCCTGACGGTGGTGCAGATACAAGTCGTATGCCTCTCGTACCGCATTGCCTAACTCATTGTCGCGCAAATGTGTGCATTCTGAGGTCATTGTTTCCTCCCCGCTTCATAGTACATCCAGACGATAAGCAGTAGCCACATGCAGAGCATGAGCAGAATTGCGGTGTTGTCATCCACGGTCAACCTCCAATCGGCAATTGCACGGGATAGCCAGTAAAGGCAAAGGCTTGAATGACGTAAAGCGCTTCGGGCGTGTCTCCCGACCATTGCAATTTGCCCGTCTGATGCCAATTGCATAGCGCCTCGGGAAACCCTAAGTGAGACAAGCTATTGAGGCTGGCGTGTACGATGGACTTGGCATCTTCAAGCGCAAACGCAAACCCTAACGATTCTACGCCATACACAGGGTGACTGGTGGTGATGATATAGATGAGCGCGTCATTCACGATTAACCTCCAATCTCGGGCGTCGTGCAGGGCAGTACTTGAACCTCAACCGCAGTCGGGCGCGGGTCGGGTTGCATCGGGGTAATTAAAACCACCACGACAATCAGCACCCACACACACAACATCAGGATGGTTGCGATGTTTTCGTCATTCACAATCAGGCTCCTAGTTGCCCACCCGCACGCGGCAGGTGGGCGATAGCGACGGTCAACAGGGCGCAGGTGGCCAGCAGGGCGGCCAACAGCAGGGCGAATAAGACGGGGTGGGGGTAGCGCTCAGAGCCACTCATAGGCATTTACCTAACTTTAACCAAAACCGTTCTCCGCTGTCATTGGTCAAGATGAGTTCAAATCCGTTGAAAACACACGCACAACCATCTCCCATCCAAAGAAGCGCGCCATACCATGCGAATATGCTTGCGAGAGCATATTCGCTGTAAACCCCTGTTTTTGCGTCAAAACCAACGTGGGTTTTTTCTCCCTCTTCCGGCAGTAACACAAGTCGGACTATCCTGCGTTGAGTTTTTGGGAACTCCAACACTTCAAAGTTTTTAGCATCTGAGTTGTGGTGAAGAATTGCGATAGCCTCCGAACGAGTAAGCGGGTAAGCCTTTTTATCAATGTCGATGACATGTGAAAGGGCATTTTGACATGCCGTTTCTTCGCGTGCTTTGCGGTCTGTTGTGCAATCGCTCATTGCCCATCTCCGTCTTCAATGACGCCCTCACCTGCAACCTCGCTGCGGACAATCCGACCGCGCACCGGCGTACCCTTAGGTTCCTCGTAAATCTCAGCTTGTTCAGGCGTGACCTCAAGGAACTTGCGCCGGATGACAAGGCTGACGTTCATTTGCCCGTGCAACGAACGCCCGTAGTACGCGCCGTCGTCATGCAGGAATAACATCGTGTATCGCAGGATGGGGTGATTGTATACCCAATCCCGTGCCTGCTCAGGCGTATCGAACGTCTTGGGTTGCGACATGAAATAGTCGGGCAAGCCGACGTAATCGGTAGTGTAAATCAGTTCCCAGACAGTCTTCATCTTTGTTCTCCCTTGCCTTGAATACGCACAGTAATGACCGTGCCATCATGTGCTATCGTCCTGCCACCGTAAACCTCATCAGTCCACTTAGCAAGTGGAACGAAACGCAACTGGTGATTAAAATTCGCCCAGAACACGGCTGCGTCTATGGTGTCAAACACCTCAGTTTGCCACGACGCTTCTTCGGTGTCGTTTATTTGTTCAATGCGGTACTTCAAAACCCACTCTGTCGGTCGGGCAGAGCGGGCGTCACGCTCAGCACGCAGTGTAGCGTTCTCGGCTTGCAAGCGTTCGATTTCGGCGCGCAACTGAACAAGCTCATCTCCACCAAGAATTTCCTCAGTCAACAGTGTGACATTAACGTTCCCGACAGTCCCCACATACATCTCAGAGCCAACGTGCGTAAACTCAGTGGCCTTCAAAATTTCATGCGTTTTCATGAACTCGGTTGCATCTTGAACCCGCCAAAACAACCACAAGCGGACATCAAGCTCATTGTTGTCATCAAGACCACTCATCGTCAATTGCCAAACGTTCATTCACCACCTCCAGTGTTTTCATCGGTCGAGCTTGTATACGACGGGTCTAGCTCAAAGCCGTCGTAGGTTGATTTAACGCGGTATTGCGAGTTACTTTCAAGGCACGCCGTCACTGCTAAGTGAAACAGGTAATCCATACCTGCTTGCTTGGCGCGTTCAGGCGTCCGGTATTCTCTACCGTCTGTCTGTGCGACGAACGCATTTTGGGCGTCCGGCAGACAGTAATGGACACTCCAAGAAAACCAGCGGTTCCAGCGGCGGTGTAGCTTTATAGAGTTGACCGCTTCAATCGGGTGCGGGTCAAGCTGCACTTCCCAAATAGCCACATCCCCAATCGTGTAGTAGTAGCTACCGTCTTTCATGTGCCTCACGGGTCGAGGCGCTTCACCTTCAAACACGCATTGGAGCTTGGCAATCTCAATCGCGTGGTCAAGCGTGCTGCAAACAAACTTGGGGGCAGGGCGATGCGGGTGCTGTGACCCACCTTCAAACTCGATTGCGTAAACCGTCTTACTCATTGGTTGCCCCCTGTTGTGCCTGTTGCCATGCCCTTTTGCCCTTGTTGGCCGTATCAGGCGCTACCCCCACAACCTCGGCAAGTTGACGTGCGGTCAGAGTAGCGGCTTCAGGCTGGGCATTCAGGTGGTCAATGACCATCTGCATCGCGTTGTGGCGGCGGGTGTAGCCGACCCCGTGTCCGTGTCTGTCCGATTGCTTGTCCGATACATTGTCCGTTTGTCTGCCTGTATCGGACAAACGGACAGACGTATCGGACAGACGGACAGCGGACGGGCGCTCAACTTTCAGCTTTACACGCGCACCCCACTGGTTTTCAGCCTCACCCCACGCTACACGCAACCCCTCCTCCCAAGCCAGAAGCGCGTTTTCGTAGTCCTCGATGGTCTTAGCGCGGGCTTGCCGTTCCTCGACATCAAGCATCCCAAACACCTCACCAGCGATGAACGCAAGGATAGGGGCACTGATACCGACAAGGATAAAGACGATGAGTTGGACAACATCCCAACCGGCTGCCGAGGTTTCAGTAGCATCAGCAAAAATCGGCTTCAGACTACTGTACAGGTTTGCGCCCAGCGCGACGACCAATCCCAGCCCCATCCCGATACCCATCAGGTGCTTAATGGTATGGGCATAGTTGGCGTTCTCTTGGTATGACTTCTCAACGCGCTGATAGGCGTACAGGATGACCCCGAGTTCAACCATTGCAAACGCGGCAAGGCCGACGACGACGCGCAAGAACCCCCAGTTATCTGGGAGGCTTTCAGCAAACGTTGGGATGGTGTGACTGCCCGAGACGATGATGGACGCGATGACCAGCGCAATCAGGAACCGGCGCAAGCTTTTGTTGTTGCGGATGTTGCGCCGTGCGAATTGTTGCGCGGTAGGTTGTGGGTGCTGTGTCGTGTAGGTGCTACGGAAAGCGGTGTAAGCGCTATTATAGCGTGCCTCAATTTCACCGTAATCGACACTCATCGCGCACCGCCGTTGTGGTTCGCCATACCCATGCCGTAGCCCGCAAGATGACGATACTCGGGCGCTACCCAGTGGCACATCAAGATTAGGCCATAGGGGTTGCCTGATAGCCCTGTGTCATCGACGAACACCGCCATTTGCATCAGCGGGGGGGTGGGTTGCTGACGCAACAACCAGTTGGAATCTCTTACCGCTTTGCGCGACAACCGTGCAATTTCACCGGCTGCTGTCTCAAAGTTGGCGACTGAAAGCTCATGACGTTCTACAGTTACATGCCTAACAGTGTTGCGCCACTGCCGCACAACAAAACCTCTGTTTGGTTTGTCTTGCTGATTTGCACTCAGAGCCTCGAAACGCAACTCTTCGGCACTCATAAACGGGTAAAACGTATCGACACTCATCGCGCACCTCCATTGTGGTTCGCCATGCCCATGCCAAAACCAGTGAGGTGGGCATATTGCTTGTCAAACCAGTGGCACATCAAAATCAAGTTGCAGGGCGGTTCCTCTTTCACATCTAGAACGAATAGCCCAATCTGCATAAGGTCTGGGTTATCAGCAAACCCGTTTGGCCACATTCTTTTGTCTAACTTAACCGCGTTCCAGACAGCAGCAATGGCTTTTTTGGCCGTCTCGTAGTTGTGAATATGCTCAATCTCTAACGACCTAAAGCTGAAAAAGTCAGCACGGTCGGAACCGTTGAACGGTACACGCCACTGAAAAACCATCACTGCATCTTGTCCGTTTGCAATGTCGTGCAAATAGCTTTCCGCCAACGCACGCAACTCTTGACCACTTGCAAACCCATTAATCTCACTCACATCACACCTCCTCAAGGTAAGTGGGTGGCAAGCCTGTCTCACCACCCACTGCATTGTACCACACTATACAACCGCGTCAACCAATCGCGGGGTATTCCTCGCGCCATTCCGTGATACCGGCGTTACCTCGCAAGTTGCCTTTATAGAACACGGGGAACTGAGGGCTAATCTCTCCAAGCGCCTCTTCTAAGCGCCGAACGTGGTGCGGCTTGGGCTGAAACACTTTGCGCCCGCTACTTGCAGCGCCGATGACCGCCCAATCCAGCGGAAAGTACACCGAGGGCGCTTCAGTCTGGATACGGTGCATCTGCCACGCATACATGTCCGACACCACGTCATACGACAGTGGTTCAAACGACATCCACCGGACAGACGCACGGACATCGGACAGGACAGACAAGGCGCGCATGATATACGAGCGCCGTTGGTTTTCACTCACAGGCTTCCCAAACATCTGGGTAGGGGGCATAGACACGCCAACCCACAGGTTCTCGGGGAACTCAAACTGCAACAGGCGGGGGGCGTTTTTCGTGAGTAGCAAGAACGTGTGGTGGGGGTTGTCTTGCACAACCTCCAGCACGCGCTGGATTTGCTCATCTGGAACCCAATGCCCCATTAGGTCTGACATGCTGTCCAAGAAGATACGAGCGGGCGTGTGGACGCGATACGGCTCATCCAACGCCTTCTCGTTAAAGTAGTGGTGGTCAAACCCCTCGGCGTAGAACTTGGGCGAGCGGTACTTGGTAGCAAATTCCTCGGCGTAGCACTGCGCTACACTCCCATCCGGCATATCCCAGCGGCAGGCGTGTTTGCACCCGCCGACTGGGTTCCATGTGTAGCCTTGTGTTTCGGTACCGTCAGGGTGGATGGTCTTGACCCATTCGATACCCCCGCTTACCTTGCCGTTGTGCAGCTTGCCTTGAATATTCATGATTGCCTCCTCGTGGTTACTCGATGACGAACGTTTTTTCAGTGCCGTAGTAGTGTTGCCAGTACGCCTCATAGTGCTTGAACATACGTTGCAAGCGCGGCTGAGGCAGTTCCTCTAAGCCCATCTTGTTCAGAGAGCGCAACAGCATTTCACGCGCCTCAGTGGTCGTTTCGTTCGCAAACACTATCGTCTCGAGTTCCAAGACCCAACCGTAGCCCGCGTTGTAATCGAGCGTGGCCGTGATGCTGGGGAAGTTCTCGATAACGTAGCTACGACGGCGGCGTGACCACTTGGACGAAACCCCGTACCCTGCGGACAGCAACAGTTCCTCAGCCTCGCCGATGGTGATGGGCAGGTTCACCTCAAACTCACGACGTTCTCCACCATTCACCGCGTCGCCCGTTTGGCTGGCCTTGACCACAAGGATGGTATCCTTTTGGGTTTCGTCTTGGGCGCGCAGGCGAACGCTGATGCTGTTGTACACCTCTTGGTTGTTCAGCATGTCGAGCGGCAGAACCCGCTTTGAACCCATATAGGGCTTCCAAAACGCATCATCGAGCGCGGTCAGGGGTTTGTTGGACATCGAGCGGGTAGGGACGCGGTAGTACCAGTTGACTTGATTTTCGATACGCAAGCTTTCGCACTCTCCAGCCAACTCATCATGCACATCAATGATTCGACTGCTGGGAACCAGCGCCTTGACTTCCACTTCATACAGTTGCGATTCGCTCATCGACTTCCTCCGTTGCTTTGATTCGGATATGCTTACCATTTTCAAGACGGTCTAGCGCGGCTTGACCAATATCAAGCAACACGCGCCCGTCTGGAAACACATGAATAACCTCGGCGTCTTGGTCGAGGACGACCCGCGTCGTTTGCGCGGGTTTGCGGGCTTGGGCGTTCAAGAAAAGGCGCGTTTCCGCCACGGTAAGGCCGCGCACAGCCTCGAGAAGCCCCATTGCCTTGTCTAGACCCGTGTCACCACCTTCTGGCGCGTCCTTGACCCGACAGTGGCGCATGACCTCACGATACCCCGTAAACCAAATCGGCGCAACGTTTGCGGTTGGGCTGAGGTCTGTGATGAATTGCAGCACGTTAGGGATGGTATAGAAGCGCGCCATGTCGGCGTAACTGTAGACTGTCTTGTGGTCTACCCCAACAGTGCGGGCGATGTTTTGGATAGTGTACTGCCCATCACCGGCCTTGCGCCCACGAATGACCAGCGCCCCGACCACCCCGATTGCCCACTTCCCAGCGTCTACACGTGAATTGTACTCTTGTACAAGCCCAATCGCTTCAGCTTCGATGGAGCGGTGGTAGTCCGCGGTGGGGTGGGCAGGGTAGTAACGGTTGACAAAATCCAGTAGGGATGACACGGGTCTACCTCCAATGCTTGCAAGCAAGCGCATAGGGCGGGGATGGAAAGGTCTTTCGAGAGACGTGATAGGGGTGTGTAAACCGACATGTCGGGGCACAGTTCTTGTGTGATGAGTTTCATGATGTGCCGACGCATTGCTTGTGGGGTGCAAAACAGGTATCGCGCCCACACTGCATCGGCATACTCTTTGGCGGTCTTGTGCCTACTTGGAGTGACCGGCTCTTTTTTGGCTGGCGCTTTGGTTTGCGCCTCTGTCTTCTTTCTCCCCATTATACCCTACTCCCTATCAAAACGCTTGTACGACGTGCTTTTGCGGCCAAAGAACAACACTTGCAACCGGAAGTGTTCACCGTAGCCCGTCCGAACATCCCAGCACCCGCGCTCAATCCGTTTCGCGGTGGGGTAGATGCTGGGGATGTAGCGCTCACAGGCTTTAATCGCTTCCGTCTCTGTCGGGTAATTGGTCTTGTGGCCATCAAACGATACCTTGTAGGGTTCCGTGTGGCCGCTGATGGTCATGTGAATGACGTGCCAAACAGCCTGTTTCGCCTTGCGGAACTTCTTCATCTCAAGGGTGGGCTTATGGCGATAGGGGGCGCGGTAGACGCGCCCTTCAGCCTCGTTACGCACGCCCCACCACGGTTTATCAGCCGTGCGCTCTGCACGGAACTGTGCGCGCTGTTCTTCGGTGGTACACCCAATATCGTTGTACAAGCGGTCGATTTGCCCATCCAAGTCGTCAGGGTAAGGGTTCTCGGGGAATGGGTACTGTTCAAGCATAAAACACCCCCTACAGACGCTTCTTTTTCGTGTTGTAGAAGGGTTGCTGAGGCGCTTCAGGCGCGGCCTGTAAGGTGCCTACCCACCCCTTATCGCGCAAGAACTGCTTGCCTTTCTCGGTTGCAACGCACCACGACCCGTCTTTCGTGACAAACCCGTCACGCACCATGCGCGCTTCTGCCTCGGCAGAACGCGGGTCGGTCTCAAAACGCACCTGCCAGCGGCGCTTGTGGTTCATCATCGCAGACAGTAGCGCCCCAACAACAATCCCCTCGTACATCGTCATCACGACCGGCGCTTCAACGGGTGCTGGGGGTGTTTCAATCCCGACCTCTTTCTCGAATGCCTCAACACGGTCTAGGGTCTGTTTCAAGCGTGACATCATGCCTCCTTTGGTTAGCGTAGATTGTAAAAGCCTTGACCGCGCACGAGCTTCACAGGGATGAGTACATCCTCTTTTGCCGCCCGCCCGCGCACCTTCAACACCCCGATGTGCGCCGTACCCTCGGGGAATGCGTCGTCAGGCTTGGAGAAGCCCTTTAGCACATAGTAGTGGTGGTAGTAGATAAACATCAGCGTATCCGCCGCGTCTTCAACCCCTGATGAGCCTTTTGCATCGTACATGTTGGGAAGCTTGATGTTGTCACTCTCAGCGGATTTCTTGCGCCCATCAATCTGGTGGGTCACGAAAAACGGCACGTTGGTAGCGCTACGCAACGCAATCAGTTCCCCATATGCGTGGTGCCCTTGCATCGCAAAGTTGTCGCCGTATTGCCCCATGAGGTTGCTCATGCTGTCGATGATTACCGCGTCAAGCGCGCCGGTTTGGCGGGCGTCGTCGATGTGTTGCTGAAGACCTGCAATGGTGACGCGATTGGACGTAACAAACACGGTGTTGCGCTGCACAAGCTCCAGCACGTCCCCATAGCGTGATTGTTGCTCAGGCGTCAAGCGCTTGTCTTCAATCACATCGGTCGTAACGCCCAGCAGGTAGGCGCATACGCCTGTAGCCCATTGAATCGCGTCCATCTCGGTAGGCATAATCAACACGCGGTGGCCGGTCTTAATCATGTGCCCAGCCACACTCTGCATGAATGTCGATTTGCCCATGCCGGTTGCCCCCAGCACGATGTGAATGCCCGCCCGAAACCCCTTGCGGCGCTCATCGAGCAAGCGCAGCCCCGTATCTAGCCCCCCGCTGTCATTTGCGCTGTACCGCACCGCCAGCATGTCCGCCATTTGGTCGCCGGTGATACGCACGTTGCTGGGCATACCACGCAAGACATTCCCAATGCGCGCATACAGCTTCTCGAGTTGCTCAATCGCGGTCGGGGACTTCCGGTCTCCATTTACGAGCAAGCGTTCAAGCTTGGCTAATTCGGGCTGAAGGGCTTGCAACCCCAGCAACATCGTATCGGCCTTCGTTTGCACCTTGAACGTGGCACGGCGTTGTAACTCTGCAAACGCGCCCCGCTCATACAGCCCACAGAAGTCGCACAAGTCGCCTTTATCCGTGAGCATGAGGTCAACGACCGATACGACAAACTCATTCTCAGTCAGTTGTGCAGCGAGGTCTTGGGCGGCCTTACGCCCCGTATCGTCACAGTCGAGGGCGATGATGATACGCTTGCCACCCCACTTGACCTTCAGTTCTGCCAACAGGTGGTCGGCCAGCTTCTTCTCGGAACCGCTGGTGACGGCCAACGCGGGCACGCCCCAGTATTGACCGACCACCACAGACGCCTCACCGTTGGTCAGAACGATGGGGGATTGCATCTCGGTAGCGACTGAGATAGCGCGCCCAATCCCATACCAGCAGGCGGTGTAGCCCTTCTCGTTGATGAAGGGTGGCTTCTGCCCATCAATGCACCGGTAGCGCACCCCGCTTGCGGTTGGGAAAGAGATTGCAGGGCGCCCGTAAATCGCGCCTTCTTGCCACTTTGCAGCCACGAAAGCCTCTAGGGGTGCCCAGTGTGCCCGTGCGTAGTCCTCAAGCCCCGTGTAGCCCCGTTTTGTGTCGTTTGCGAGCGTTCTCTCGGGCAGTGCAATCCCGACGCGCTGGCAGAATTCGTACAAGCTTCCCGATTCGTTGTGGGTGCGGTCAACCCACGCGCCGTGTTCATCATCGCCGAACGTGACACGGAATGACTTGCTATCGGCGTCGGCACGCCACGGGCAGTTCCCATCCCATGAGTTGCCCTTGTTCTTGAACCCTTTCGATACCAGATACGCCTCAACCTTTTGGCGTGTTGTCTCCATCTTGCCCCCTATTCAATTCTTGGTAAATCGCTTTTGCGATAGGATAAACAACTGCTGGAACAACCGCATTGCCTAAGGCGTGAATACGGTGCGCCCAATCTGACGCACGAGATACCACTTGTCGGGGTGGTTCCCACGGATAAGGCGCAACGTGCGGCCCGCTGGGGAAGATAGGTCTGTCCAAGAAGGCGGATAACCCATCAATGCTTCTACCCAGTCGGGATTGAGGAAAGCCTGTGTGTCGCCGAACAGCTTGACTGCTTGCCCAAGTCGCACTTGGCTTTGGTATTCCGTATTCTGTTGCCTCACCAGCCCTGTCGATAGAAACACTGGGTTCTTTGGTGGCAACCTGTTTGTCGAATCGGTTGCCACGGGCGTAGGCCACACACCACCATCTGGCACGGGTGTGAGATGCACCGGCGTCGGCAGCGCTGATAACACCCCATCGGCAGTGATACCCCAAGTGGGCAAGCGCTGCAATAACTGTAGTTCCCCCTCGAAAAGCGATTGCTGAAACGTTCTCCAAGAGAACAGCCCGAGGTTTAACTTCCCTAATGATACGGAAGAACTCCCACCACAAGCCAGAACGTGCGCCTTCAATACCAGCGCCGTTGCGATTCGAGACCGATATGTCTTGGCACGGGAACCCCCCAAAGATGACATCAGCGCATTGGACTTGCGTTGCCCCAAAGTCGGTGACGTTTTCGTATTGTGTGGCACGTGGCCAATAGGTTTTGGCATGATGTTTTAGAACCTCCCTGCAATATGGGTCAATCTCGACTTGTGCTACTATGTCGAAACCGGCAGCTGCAAATGCGAGGTCTATACCCCCTATCCCGCTAAACAAGCTTATCGCGTTCAATCGCGTATCTTGCCCCCTACTCCCCTTCAATCGTGAATGTCCGGCGCGCCTTCGGGGCTTGTATCTCCCCGAGGTAAGTGTTGACGTGATTGCCCATCGCCCGTGGGGTCAGGGCGGTAAAGCCCTTGCCCATGAGCCAGTCATAGAAGCCTTGCACGTCCTCAGGCTTGAACTCGACAGAAACCAAGTCCTTGACGGCTTGCGCGATGAGGAACTCTTCTGATTGCGTGACCTTGCGGTCTTGATAGAAGGCCGTGCGGATTGCGGTGTGAAGCCGCACGGATAATGGCAACTCGGTAGGCCGTGTGTGAGAGCCAAAGAGGTCATCGAACGTTGGCTTGCGCTCATCGCTCATCCCGCTGGCAACGCCCAGCGGAATATGTACTTGGTTTGTTTCTATAGTTTCTTTCTTAGTACGGGGTCGGATTTTCCGACTAGGGGTAGTCGGATTTTCCGACTGGGGGTAGTCGGATTTTCCGACTAGTCCAGCGTCTTCATCAGCGTCTTCAGGCAACATGTTTAGCCCATAAGCCTTAGAGACACGCCCCTTATCCGTCTCATCGACATACTCAATGAGGTGGCCTTTCTCGACAAGCCCGCGTAACGCAACAACGACCGTCTCGCGGTTCAGACCAGTGCCACGGTCTAGCACTGTCCCATCTCGCTTGGTTCTGCCCGTACAGAATTGGGTGAGGCTGAGTTGCTTGACCCGTTCGTGGTAGCCGAACGTGTTTCGCACGACGTACATCAGGCATTTGAACTCTGCCCCCGTAAGCTCAGGCATAGCGTCAAACGCCTCATTAGGGGTCTGGGTGAAGGTAGGGGCGCGGTAACCCTTAAATGGTTGGCTCATGATTGCGCCTCGCTCAACAACTCAGCGGCCAGCCATTTCATCATTGCGACGCGAGCGGCCTTAACCAGCGCAGCGTCTTCTGATTGCGGGGTCATCTCCACCTCGACTGGAGCTACATCATAACCTTCGGGATGTACCCACAGCGTGTAAGGCGCGCCGAGCTTTAGAACATCGTGACCGTCGTGGCGCACGACGATTTCTTCTAAGTAGCAGCCGAGGATATTCCTATTCCAGCGCGGGCTTTCAACTGCCTCGGCTAAAAAACCGTCAGACAATTGGACGGCCTCACGGTCAATAATTGCGCAGGCAAAAGCATCAAGCCAGCGCTTCATAGGTTTCGGTGTCATGGGGTTACTCCTTGTGTGTTTGGTATGCGAGAGACTTTCTGGGTAAGCGAAAATGCCACGCGCTGATTCAGCGGTGGCTTGACGGGTAGGGCAGTTTAGGTATAATGGCTATAACTCTGGCGCATGAAGTCTCCTTTCAGCGCTAGGCAGACCCCGCACACCTTGCCACAGGTTGCGGGGTTGCTTTTTACTCAGTACGGCTACCGGAATTGCACCGGTGTCATCCGCTCCAATGCGGGCGTGCTACTGTCTGCACCAAGACCGTTTGTGGGGCACAGGGGAGTTGCGCCCCTATCCAGCCGTTCATACGCCAGCCATGCTACTCTTACACCATAGCCCCAAATCAGCGGTTTACCTGTTGGGTCTAGAGTTGCGCCGCAAGGTCACTCCAGACCGGTGGGGTATTGTGCAGGTGTCGCGCTAGGGTGTGAAGGTAGTGCTTCTGCACAACACCCTTTAACATCATACACCCGCACACAAATTCGGTCAATGATGATATTATGTTCTAAACCCAAAGAGGCATTATGCAACCTGACCCGCTTACCCCCATTGAACCGAATCAGCTTCCATCGCTTGAACTCCAGCAACTTATCTACCTGCGCCACCTGTTTGCGTTCATCGCTGAGGATTGGGAAGACCCTGAGATGGATGTGTATGACACACTGGATGACGATGCAACCGATAGTGTGGTTGACGACTGGCCATAAATGTGTTACACTGTAGGGGCGTCAAGTGTCCTCCTTTCCGCTTGGCGCTCAGAGTAGCGAATGCTCAACTCGATGATGAGCTGCAATACCGCGCTTGACGCGCCAACGTCAAGCGCAGTCTCTTACAACCTGTAAGAGACACGCCCCAGCAGTTTCCAGACTGCTGGGGTTTTGTGTTATACTGCAATGACTATACCCGCCAAGCCTATGCCTTACGGCACGCTCAAATGTGGCGGGTTTTTGTTGTTTTTTACGGCGATGGGTAGGCAAAACAAAACCCCACGGGGGATGGCGTGGGGTTTTGCGCCTGAGGAGGCAATCACGGAGCGGAGGCAATCTGTGACCCACTCAATATAGCACGCTTCTACAACGCTGTCAACTCATTCGATGACGATGGTGTATTCCCCGTCGAGCATGTAGTCGTAGTGTGCTACCACCCCCGTCCCGATTTTCGTGCGCCACTTTGAAGGGTCGTAACCGTACAAGTTGCTCTCGTCTTCAATCCGACTAGCGTAGAGCATACATTCCTCGATGCTGTTGTAAGTGGCGAGGAATACGCGGTGCTTCGTCGTGTAGGGTTGCCAGTACAGACTGTACTTATCCATAGACCTCCAGCAACTCAAACTCGATGACCCACATCCAAGTGTTGCGTGCAGCGCCTTCGGTCAGGTTGTAAATCTGCATGATGCACTCGATGAATTGCTGGGGGGTCTCAAAGCCTTCTGCAATCGCGTCCTCTTCGCTGATGTCACCGGCCAACTCGTAACCGAGGCGCGTAATCTTGATGCGCCCGCCTGACTTCGCCGCACGCTTGGGCTGCACTGCGTAGGTCTTACCAACTACCCACTTCACTCGCCCTGTGTCATGGCAAACCGCGTATATCGTGTAGTATGCCACGGTCTCTTTTCCAATATAAGCTGGTAAGGCCAAGCATATCCCGCTAGAGTACTGCACGCATAAATACCCATCATAGCGTATTCCGCTCTCCATTTCTTTCATCATTCGGCGCGTCTGCGTCTTCTGCCCGCGCAGAACTTGCTCATACCGGTTCTCGGTGAAAATCATCAGCGGTTCTCCTTCTCCCACTCACCCAAATGCACGAATGTGGTATACGTTCCGTCAGGCAAATTGCCCATCATTTCGAGGGACAAATCGACCTCTTTGCCACTCTTTTTGACCGTCACTTTGACCACCCCCGCGACGCCTGTTGACGTGCTTTCAAGCAACCCTCGCAGGTCGTCCAATGTCATCGGCTCACGCTCTGTCGGCAGGGTGGCGCGCACTGGGGTGGGGTCGTCTTCAATCATAACCATCGGGGTCTCTTGTGTGTCGATTGCGGATTGCTTCATCTTCGCCTCCTTGAATAGGTATCGTATTGCATCCTCAGCATCTTGCGGCAGCACCCCCCAGCCGCCGCTGGTCTTAAGCCGCTTGGGGTAGCGGTGTAGCCTAAGCTGTGCCCATTGCATGGTGCGTTTAAGGCCACGATGTCGCGCCTCTTTGGCAACCCAGTTCAATGAGCGAACGTTCTTCATCCCCTGCTACGCCTCAACGTCAGGCAGGTCAAAAGGTAACGGATAGGTCTTTGCGCCCGACCACCCTAAAATCGCGTTGTTTGCAGCCAGCACAGAGAACATAGCATCGTAGCACTGGTTTGCATTCTCGTAAGGGGGCTTGGGTTCAAGCAACGGGGAACCGATGTAAATGATGTTACGCCAACGAAACATATCGCTGTATCGCTTGGCGACTTCAAACTCATTGTAGTTCCCGTCTTGGTCGTTTGCTGCACGCACCCGCCCGCCTGTGTTTGCACGTTGCAGTCTTTCTTCGGGCGAGCAACTCATCCACACAACGTTGTCAAAGCGCATGAGTTTGGGTGTCCAATCCATCCCGCCGTAAGCGTAGAAGCTAAAGATAGAGCGGTCGATAACGGCCACTTTCAGTGGCCGTTCAGAGATAAAATGCTCAGCCACCTGCATCGCTTGCGCGTGTGCCACCAGCATCATGCTTTGCCGCGCCTCGCCCTCTGTCTCAGCGATGAGGTCACGGTATGGGCGGTTCCAGTAGCGGTCAACCAACTCGAACGGGTGGATGTATAGCGCCCGCACCCCTTCGATTGCGTTCAGCCCCGCGACAAGCTTCTTGGCTGTGGTGGTTTTGCCGGTGTAGCGCAACCCCTCGAATGCGACAATCATGTGTTAGCCTCCATTCCGTGCGATGAGCGATTTTGTTGCCTTGGTCACAAACTCTGATAGTTCCCCCCGAACAGCACGATGACCTGCCAATAGTCCTTCAGCCTCACCCCAGTACTTGCCCCGCTTGAACATGATGCGAGGTGCGCCTGAGGCAGTGCGGTGATAGACGGCGTAGACAATGAGGTTGGGTTTATTAACATCGCCCCCGATGATTACTTGGTTGGATAGCCCGATTTCGGTTGGGGAAGTCCAATCCAGTACCACGTTTGTCATCACACAGCCCTTGATTAACGAGCGGTGAAGTGTCGCGTTGCTAAAGTCTACCGATGTCAAGTCGCATCGGTAGGCTTTAACATGCAAAAAGGCTCCTGCAAAGCTTGCGTTGGTCAAGTCACAATCCTCAAACGTGAAGTGGGGCGGGTACGGATAACCATTGTCCTCTACTGAATGATTGAACTTAGCGCCTCTAAGGCTGCATGACTTGAAATGTGCACGCTTAACGCCACGCAAGTCAGCCCCATCAAAATTGCCACCCGTCATGATTTGGTAAGGACGGTCAGTGAACGTCGTATACCCTACGAGAGAGTGCCCCGCGTTGTGCAGCCGTTCTAACTCCCAGATACACATGGCTCTTGGGTTAGCGTCAGTACCTCGCATACCGAGTAGCGCTCCCATATCCAATTCCCTCATGTAGATTTGCAAGCTCTTGCGGTACTCATCAATGTCCCTTAGTCGTTCATAGTTGAAATGCACATCGGCTGGATGTATGAGCTTCCCAACCCTAAAGACCTCGAGCGTTTTCGCTTCATCATCGGGAAAGCCTGACAGACTGTAGACCGGCCAATATCGCTGAAGTCGTGCCTCTATCTGCCGCCAAAGACGGTCAATCGCTTTTTGTGTTTCCGTGATGTTTTCTTGTTGAGACATGTCTTACTCCTCAGACCCAATCCCGTAAATCTCACGGTAGATTCGCAGCTTGCTCTCACAGGCTAGTTTCATGCCTTTCCAAAAGGCTTGCTTCCCGTATTCAGTGGCAGGCGATGTGCCGTTGAGTTCTGCCTCGACAACCGCAAGCCATGCAACCGTTGTTTGGTGGTTATCCTCACGGGCGGCAAGCAGTTCACGCCCCAGCGCCAGCGTTTGGTCATGCAACTCCCGCACCTTGCGAGGAACCCCATGACTTTCGACAAGCCACTGATAGGCCGTGTCGGCAAGTGGCCATTGAATTGCCTTAAGGAACCCATAGGCATACGCTGGCATAGACCCGTTTGCTCCCGTAAATGCGTCACACGCTTGCCCAGCGAGTTCAAGCGCTTGCTCAAGAGGAACGCCCACCTTCACAAAGTTTTCCACCGTCCCAGCGAACGTGTAGGCGTAGTTACGTACCATCTTGTTGCTGGGCTGATACCACACAAAGTTCAGGTCGGGGTTCATGTCGGGCGCAAGGTAGTGTTCAAACGGCAAAGCCGCTGCAACCTCAGCGTAGGGCACGCCGTAGTCGGGGTAAGCCTCGAATAGCGCCTTCTCGGCCTTCTTAAGACGTACCTCAGCGATTTTTACCATTATCTTCCCTGCCTCGACCTTCGCCAATCGGTGGTAGATGCCCATCATGTCTACTGTTTCAATCGCAGCCAATGCATTGCCCAGCACATCATCAATCAAGCGTTGCAGTTCGGCTTGCGCGTCCAAGACCGCTTGATGGCGCGTCAGGCATTCCAGCATCAGTGCGTTGAGTTTCTCGTCCATTGTTTGCCTCCTTTTGTCCGATGTCATTGTATTATACCACACTGTGCGGGGCGCGGTATTGTGTAACCGCACCCCTGAAGACGAACAGTCTAACCGCTTAGGGGCTGTATTCTACCGCCGCAGGGTTGTAATCGACTTTTTCAATCTCCCATTTGCCCGCTTCAATCTCAACTACGGTTGCCGATGCGTCAAAACCTGTGTCCCAAATTTTGAACTTGTGGTTGGGCTGTTCTTCCCAGCCTCTCGTATTGTAATCGGCTTGGTTAAACCGTCTGAAGTCACGTGAAAATACCACCCCGTCAAGACCATGCCCTGAAAACACATAGTAGGGCTTGCCGTTATTGCCTGTTTTCTTCTCCCATCCAAGCAAACGCACCGATTTGCGGTTACGACCGCCGTCTGGATTGCTTTGAGTGTTGATTGGGTCGGGGTGTTGCACAACCTCAGCAACCGTCATGCCCCCCTGTTTTTGCAACCAAGCTTCAAACGCCTTGCGCTCCTGTGGCGTTGGGCTTGCACCGCAGGCGGGTGGGTTGTTGAGTAGGTAATTGCCTACCCCGAACATGCGCGCTGCACGTTTGAAGGCATCGGTGGTGGCCGACTTCCCAGCCTCACCCATCGGGCGTGCGCCGTCTTTGGTCAACTCTTGAACCGCTTGCCCAATGCCATCACGGGATACCCCGCAAATGGTCAGCCGCCCGTGCGCGATGTACATGGTCTGGGTTGCAATAACCGTCTCACGCAACTCTCGCAGTTCCCAACACCAATTGGGGTCAACATCAAATAGGCGTCTGGTGATGTCGTACTCGGTTACGTAGACAAAGCCTTTCAGCCACTCATGCGCGCCGAATGGGAAAGGGGCAAGCAGTTGATTTACCGCTTCAGGGGTTAACATCGTGGTCTCCTTGTGTGTGATTAGAGTAGCGGGGTGAGGTCTTCAAGCAAATGATTCCGCACTTCGCCGCATGTGTCGGCGCACTCAGCCCAGCCTTCTTCGGCGTGTAGGGTCTTCACCCAAACAAGGATGAGGCTTCCCAAATAACTGGCCTGAACGGGTTGCCCCTCGCGGATAGCGCGCCCCCAAGACGACGGGTACGCATCAAGCGCCTTCAATAGTTCGGCGGTCAAGCGGTCACGGTCTTCCCATGCAATAACGAGCGGGTTCCAGCTAATGCCCCGTTGAGTTATGTAGGCGTAGCATTTGCCATCCGCCAGCAGAAACCGGTCGGGACGGAAGTCAACATACGTAATGGTGTATCCCGCAATTGTCCCGCGCTCACGCAGAGCCTTCCATAATTGCTTAGCCTCAAGCGTTGGGGTGCGGTGTGGGTTTGGGTAGTAGTTGCTGTAGTCGTTCATCGTGTTCTCCTTCTCTAAAACGGGGTGTAGCGGTCGCAAGCAACGTTCGTGCAGTATTGCGCCTCAGCGGGCGCTTCAGGCTTGTGCGGGTGGGTGGGTGCCCCACAGCCCGCGCAAGGGGTTACAACGTTCGTATCGGCGTGTCTCTCAGGCCGCGCACCCATCACCTCAGCAATGCGCTCCATTACCAGCGCCTCACGTGCAAGCTCCATCGCCGCCAAGCGCAACTCACGCGCCTTATCCCGAGCCTGTTCAGCGGTGCGCCCCCCAGAATACTCTTGCGCGTTCGCAACCCCGTGCTCATGATACATCACGCGCAGGGTGTGGCTTTGGTGTAAGCCGGTCGTGCGGCGAATCTCATCGTGATTGAAACCGCTCCAGTACAGGCGGATTGCAGTGTCATGCGCCTCGCTTGCGCTGGGCATGACCTTGCGCCGACCAGCAAGGCGTGGGCTGTAATTCCCACGGCGATTGATTGAACCGATAACCGTTGGGGTCACGCCTGTCGCCTCTGCGATTTCAGCGTAGGTTTTGCCTCCCTCGAGCAGGTAGATAATGCGCGCTTTGAGTTCCGTGCTGATTGCCATTGTGGTTCCTTTCGGTTAGGGGTAGAAGGGGAGTTCCCACGTGAGTGGGCGTAGCAAGGATTTCTTGTGCTGGGTGGCAACGCGCTTGCTTACCACCCCGCTACCGTTGCAATACCCACAGCGCATGAGAGGGTATTCGGGGTCTTCGTATCCGATGAACCCGTCCCCACCGCATGAATGACAGCGGCGCTTGCGGGTGCGGCGGGTGTGTTCTTCGGGGACGTGCAGTTTCAGGGTGATACGCTTACTCATCTCGCGCCCCCTTAATCTCAACAAACACCGGCTTGACCTTCTCACGCTCACGTTGCTCACGCTTGAGCTTACTCTCCCGCGCTTGCCGTTCCGCGTGGGCAGAAACCTGCGCCTCAAGATATTCCAAGCGCGCTTCAGACTGGCTCAGTCCGTCGAATTGGGTCGGGCACCACAGGTGGTAGACGACCACGCATGTCTTCGGGTTCACTGTCACCCCCGCGCCGAACGGTACGTAGCCCTTCATCACGTACCCCTCGGCAACCTCAATATCACTTGTCGATACGACAATCGGCATGTCCATTACACACCCCCTTCACTGGTTTGGCTAAGCTTGTGTGGCATACGGGTCGGCTTCTCTGAGAAGCTGTACGCACGCGCCACCTCGCGGATTTGCATCGCCTTGCGTAGCTTGCGTTCCCACAACTGGGCAACAAGCTTTTCAACCGGATTGCCACCGGTAATGATGTGGCACGTACCGTCAAACCAATCGGGCAACAACTCACTGTAGCGCTCACTGGTCTCGGTATCGCGGTCGGTGTTCAGCTTCTCTCCGACCGCAGCGGCACGTTCTGCCCGAATGTCATCATGCGTGTCAAGGTACACAATGAGGTCAAATTGCAGGTTTTTCGGGCTATACGAACCACCACCGCCCCACTGCGCCAGCCAACTGTACATAGTGCGGTCGATGACCGCAATGCGGTGATTGCCGTTGGGGTTAAAATCGAGGAACCGCCGCGCCCCAGCGAGGGTATTGCGGTGCGCCCCCGCCAAAAGGTTAATGTCGTGGGTGTCGATGGTCTTGCGCCAGCCCTCACGGATAGGGCTGTTTTCAACCCACGAGCTTGCCAGCGGGTCAAAGTAGCGCGCCAGCGCAATGCGATTGACCTCCAACGTCTGAACCAGTTGCTTGGCAAACGTGGTCACGCCCGCCTTCTCCAAACCTTCAATCCCGATAATCATGTTGTGCCTCCTCTAGGCATAGCTGGTAAGACACCAGCCCGACCCGCTTGACCGCAGTCAAACGGGCGCGGCTATCGTCTTACTTCTTACCCTTACGCGAGGGCAGGTTTGAGGGGGTGAATGAGACCGACTTCGGTTCAATCACCACCTCTAATCCCGCCTCTTTGGCAACTTCAGGCGCGTCTTTCAGTAGCGCAATCGCCTTCTTTGCGTCAATCGTCGTGGTCGTGGTGGTCGTCACCATTCCCTCGGGCAACTTGCCCAAGTCGGTAGCGGTCACGGTCGTGTTGTTGGACACGCTGAACCCGCCTAAGGGCGACTTGCCAGCGGCCAAAACACACTCTTTGGCAATCTTGACAAGGATTGCTTGGGTTGCCTGCGCGCTCTCGATACGCGCTTGCAACTCGATTTGCTCAGGGGTGCGGCTTGCCACCAATTGCGCCTCGAGGGCGTCAATCTCAGCTTGCGCCTTGTCCACTTCCATGATTGCTTGCGTCGCGTCGGGGAGTAGGGCGGCCAGCTTCGCCTCAGCCTTAGCAACTTGCTCATCGGCGGCCAACGCCACCCCACGGCACACGGCGTATTCAGCGAAAGAGACCGGCGCGTCAGGGTTGGCAAGCCCTGCTTCAAACAGGGCTTTTTCGGCGCGTGTCACATCTGCCCACGACCGCGAGGAAACCTCACGATAGTGGGTGATGATTGCGATAAGCTCGTTGGCGGTGGGTTCACTCATTTTGCTCACTCCCTTCGATGTCATCCGGTTTGAATTTAGCAATTGCGGGCATCATCAAGGCTGACAGTGCCCAGTAAGTGAAGGTGCCCGCCGCCAAGCCGCAGGCCAACCCGCCCAGCAGGGCAGACCCGACAATCTCAAAAAACATCGTCCAACCCCCAATCCATCTCCCAGCGGTTGTGTTGGCTCACACGGCGGTTGCGACGCTTCTGCTTATGCAGAAGGTCACGCTTCAGTTTTTCCTCACGGCGGTGCTTCTCGATTGCCTGAGCAAACATCGCCTCCAGTTCCCGACGACCCGTGTCGGTGTTGTGCCCCTTACGCTTGCTTGCCATCTTGCACCTCCTTCAGGATGGTCTCAATCTCAGCGTTGAATGCCGTCACCAGCGGCTTGAGGCGCTCTGGCTTCTCCCACTCGGTGCGACCGTGCGCGATGCTCATCGTCGAATCGTTGCCGTATAACGTCCCGTCATTTTCCATGAATGCGGCAACAACCCAATCACGACCGTTCTTCTCGTAAAAGAAGACCGTGTTACGGTCTTCCCACTTCCGCCCGATTGCAAGGCGATACTTCCCGAATTGCATCCGGCCTTTGCCACTGAACTTGTGCTCACGCACCAACTCGTAAATTGCGTTACTGCGCTTCTTGCTGTACGAGTAGGTGTAGAAGTACTCTGCTTTCGTCTTCACTTGTGCCTCCTCTGGGCATAGTTGGTCTAATCGCCAACCCGACCGCCCACACCGGGGGGGGTGTGAGCGGCGCAGTTGAGGGTTAGAGGGTGGCTGTGCCCCCACCGGCGAGGGTGGGGGCGGGGCGTTTCATCGGCTTTGGCTGATTCGACCTTGAACGTATCGCTCAAAGTCGGCATAAAATTCCGACACGATTTCAACGTGTCGAATCTCTGCCACCACATTGTATGCGTGGTGGAGCATCAGCGCCCCGTCCTCAGTGAGGACGGCATAGGCGTACTCTTCTCGCGGCCTGTAGCTCTCCCACCCCATAAAAGGGCTGAGAACCAGCCCTCTTTCTGGGGAGCGATAAGCCCCAATCGCGCCATCCAGATAAGCGCCATCGAACAAACGCGCACCGGCGATACCGCCGACTCTGTCTTCGTATATCCCGACTTGCGCGCCGCGCAGGTCGGCGCCACGAAATTCCGTGCATTGCATTTCGGCGCCGCGCAGGTTGGCGCCTCGCAGGTCGGCGCCGCGAAAATCGGCGTCCGTCAAGTTCGCGCCGCACAAGTTCGCGCCTCGCAGGTCGGCGCCGCGAAAATCGGCGCCACGCGCCTTCACACTGTCCAAGTTGGCGCGGCGCAGGTCGGCGCCGCGAAAGTCGGCCTGCGTCAATTCGGCCAGCCAAAAATTGGAGCCTTCCAAGTTGGCGTTTTGGAACTTCGCCTCCCGGAGATTGCAGGCCTCGAAGATCGACTCGGCCAGCATCTGGCCTTCATAGTTTTTTAGCATCAGATTCGCACGGCGGTTCTCGCTGGTCATGGTGTCGTTTCCTTCTGCCCCAATCGGGGCGGTTAATCTGGTCAGGGGGCGGTGCCCCGCCGGTCGGGCGGGGCGTACAGGGCGCGACTATTTACGAACGCAACCAGTGATAGTGTTCGGCGTCAAACGCGCCGTCACGACCGATGGAAAGGAAAATCTCCGACAGCGCCTCACCAACTGCCTTTACCACGTCGTAGGCAAAATACCACTCAAACACCGTCATCCGCTCCGGCAACGGGGCGGAAACAACCCCTTGCGCGTCCACTTGGGTGTAGGGACGCCACTCCCCGCCACGCTCGAACAGAAGACGCGCAACCTCATTCCAGAGCATCTGTTGTGCGGTGATGCCGGTCGGGGGCAACCCTTCTCCCTCATACAGACTGCCACGCAAATCAACGTTGCCGTACCGTTGTGCGAATTCCGCCAGCTTCCCTTCGATTGCGGCACTGAATTCCGCCGCGTCTCGCCTAAGTTTGTTTCGGATTTCTTTGTTTCCCACCGACAGCGCCTGACTATGGATAGCGGCCTCGAGCGATTGAGAGGGGTGATATTCGTTCAAAAAGCGGGTGTGAATGTTGTGCATTGATTGCCTCCTTTAGGCGTGTACTGAGGTTGTCGAATGTTCATCCCCAGCCCGACCGCCCGTACACCCCTGTACGAACGGCGCGGCTGTTTATGACTTACGACTCTTGATTTTGAAGATGCCCCCGTCCTTACGGGTGAAAACAACGTAGTCACCCTGCCACTCGCATTTGACAGGTTGCAACGCTATCAATAGCATCAGGTCTGTGCCATTTATCCAGACCTGTGGGCGGTCAGCCCAAATGAGCTTCCCATCAGTGGTTTTTACCCAGTCAACCGCGCCGGTTCCTTTTACCAACGCGGTTCCAGCGCCCCAATCGTAACCTACGAGGCGCATGATATAACCTCGCTCGTGTTCGGCATGGAACCGCGTTGCATAATGGATAGCGTTGAGCATTGCATTGGTCACATCAAAGACCATTTCAGATAGCCTCCATATGGCTAAAGGGCTAGATTGCCCGTTCAGCCCACCCCCTCGCGGCGATGGGCTGACAGAGTGTCAAGCCTTCATTACATTATAGCATACTTCTATGCCGTCGCAACCTCAACTTTCTCAAGACTTTGCACCTTTTCCGTGAGGGTTGCAATCTCATTTTGCATCTCGCGCAGGTACCCAAACCAGCGGCGCGCATTACTCAGGGCGATGTCGAGTAGCTTTTTGGCCGCCTTCACGTTGTCGTGTGCGGCAAGCACGGCTTGCAACCCCTGCGGGCGCAACTCATCGTCATTTTCTACCATCCGAGCCACTGCCATAGCAGTGCCGTACAGAGCGTCAAGCCGGTGCCAGTCTGTCTTGGCTTGCAACAGTTTCTCAAGCATCTCTCGGCACATCAGGCGCATATGTCCCATTTGCACGTGCAACTCTGCAATCCGGTCACGGTGCTTATCCGCAGTGGCGCGAGAGATGAGCACGCGGGCGGTGTGTTGGGCGCGAATTTTGGCCGCCGAGGGCAAGCGCTCCCAAATTTTCTTGAGCGCCCAAGCCCGTTCCGAATGAGATGCCGTTGCCCAAGTCTTTTCAGCGTACTGTTGCAACTTCTCCAAAGAGTCGAGCTTGTACAGGGCTTGCCCGTGTGGTAGCAGGCCGGTGGCGTGAATGTTGACATTCAGGTCAATCGTGGGTGGCTTGCTTGCCGACCGCGCTTGTGCCCGACGACGCGCCGCCTCACTCTTTTGCCACCACCATTGACTTAGCATCTCAGCATCAGGGTTGGGCGTTTCTGCGCGGGCAGAACGTTCGGGAGGGTTCATTGCCAAAATCATGACGTGTGCGCCGTCCCCACTAAACCTCACCTTGTCTTGAAAGAACCCATCCCCGACCCGCAGTAACACGGTGCGGGTGGTCTGTTTGACTGCCCGCAGGGCTACCAACATGGTGTTGAGGTTGAGGGTTATGGTTGGTTTGCGGTTCGACAAATCACAAGATACGTATGTCGCATCCCGCTCTGTTTCCATGATACCGTTGTCATTTTCCCCCGAAACGATGACCATACGGTCATTTGGGCAAAACTTGAGGGTGATAGCACCCTGCGCCACACACGCGGCACGTTCAACCCCCGTAATGAGGTCATCGACATCCATCCATACCTGAATTTCAGGCGATTGACGATAGTTGTCGAGCGGGTCAAACGGGCATTTGACTTCCTGCACGATGGGCGATTCGCCTAGCCGCTTGTCTTGCCACACCTCTAAGCGATTGCTGAACATCTTGAGATTGACATCGTAAGCCGACTTTGCGGTCTTGACCGACCGCAGGGCTTGCCCGAGGCTGACCGGTAGCAGGGCAACGCGAGGCAGTTCAGGTATACGCCCCGTAAATGTGCGCCTGTACTCCCCGAGGGTGTAACCGTTGGCCAATTGCACCTTCAGCATTTGACCGTCGCACGACACATACGCGCAACGCATAGCGGGCGTATAGTCATTCTCATCTGCCAACCCGACCAATTCGGCAAGCGCCTTAGCGTCGGTCTTGCTGATAATCGCCTCCCACACAGGCTGTTCAGCCTCTAATGAGGGTTCAGGGGCACGTTGGATGTTGAGGGCGAACTTTGCCCCCCCCACACCAATCACATTGAGGGTGTCCATATCGGCCACCAATTCTACACGCCCAAACCCCTTAAGCGACTTGAGAAACACCCCTGTGACAATCCCAGCGGGCAGTTGCACCGCGCCGCTCATGTGGCAATTGCACGCGATTCGAACAGGGGTTACGGCCAAACGGTGGTTTTGCACCGATAGCCAAAGGTCTGAACGTGTCCCGACCGACAGGGTAACAGGGATGTCCCGTTGGTCTTTGGCGGTTTTCGCACCCGCCGAGGCGAGGTTTTTCTTGAGCGCTTTAATCCCCGCGCTCAGAGAATCCTCTAAAACTTCACCACGCATTTTAGCCTCCATGCTCACATGCGTATCAGTGGCTAAACACCACCGCACAACCCTCTATATAGACTATAGAGGGTTACAGGGTGAGGGTTAGCGTTTAATGTTACGCCCTTTCTTTTTCTTAGGGGTTGTGTCGTTTGGGCGATAGACCCACTTAACCGCTTTATCCCCCTGAATCTCCCATGTTTCCGACGTTACGCACATTATCCCATCGGTGTCTTGAACCCAACGCAGAACACTAACCCGCTTCACCCCATGTTCGACCCCGTAGCGTGCAATTGATTCGGGCGTGTACTTTCGCACCTCTGATTTTCTATCCCGATATTGAAACCTCACACTCCCATTTGGCCGAATCATATCCGCGTCATGGGTTGGGATTTCAATAATGCACCCGTTTTTCTTCTTCTTCAGGCGGGCGTGAAGATCGTCTCGGATGGATTGCCTCCAGTCAAAATGTCGCTGGTCTTCTTTAGTCCAAAACGCATTGTATACCCCTAATTCACCCCCGTTATCCTGCCTCTGCAATTCTGCGTAGAGGGCGGCTTCAAATTGTTCTTTGTGTGTCATAGGCACCTCCGTTGTTTTGCCTAGTGGCTAAACTAATCACCACCGCACTACGCCCTATGATATAGGGCGTAGCAGGGTGAGGGTTAGCGGGGCATATGCGGGATAATCTCGGACAGGCAAGGCGATTGTACCTCAAGCTTGAGGGCAAAACCCGACATGAACCGGCGCTCGCACGTCAAGCGGTACGCGGTCTTGCCCTCCGCCGCGTTCGGATCTTGGATGACTTCCAATTGCCCCGTGTAGTGGGGGAAGGTTTCAGCAAACCCGATTCGTTGGCCGATAACCTCATTCTCAACCTCAACTTCTTTCTCCCACGCCCACTGTTGGGCTTTCGCGAACGTGTCAGGGTTCTGCACCGCCCCCAACAATTCCCGCGCCGTGCCCCGCGCTAAGTCGATTCGGGAACTTCCCCCCAACAAACGCATGTCTAGCGCGCACATGCCGTTCACATGGAAGAACACAAAGTGTTCGGGGGTGTAGCCCGCGGGCATGAGGAACCCTCCCCACACACCATTACGAAACACGTCCTCAACATGCTTGAGGGTCACTCGCTTAGGCATAACAGACTCCTTCTGCCCGCGCAGAACCGGCGCGGCACGGGTGGCTAATCGCCAACTCAACCGCCCACACCGGAGGGTGTGAGCGGCGCAGTTGAGGGTTAGCGGGGGTCAGAGTACATTGAAATTTCAGCGTGCGCGCACGGGGCGGGGAGGCGCGTTGTCGTCATCTTGCCGTGTGCGTACAGTGCGTCTTGCGCTAAATCTGACCAGACTTGACGCGCCCATTGTTCATTAAGAAACACTTCTCGTGCATCTTCCGACGCCCACACCCACCCCATCTCCCCATAGACCGGCGCGTTGGCAACCAATTTCAATAGGCGCGCCCAAGACTTTGCAGTGATGGTGAGGGTAGCAATTTTCGCCCACGGCACGTAGCGGTCTGGGATAGGGTCACGAATAACCACACAAACCCCCCGCACACCCCCATAGGCGCCCATAAACTTGTCCCCATATATCGCCTTCAATTTGGCGATTGCGTTCTTTTGTGTCATCTTGCTCACGTCACACCTTCACTTCTAAATAGGCAGAATTGCCCTATGACGCCCCCCACCTAAGGGGTGAGGGGCGCGCTAGGGTCATTCTAAAGGGGTGTAGGGGGTTGGATGTACGATTCGTACATCTCCGCACGCAAGGCAAGGGTATAGGTGGGCTTGTCGTCCATCTCAAAATAGCCAGAGAAATACAAATCCCCCCAACACGATTCTAACGTCAATTCCAAACGCGCCAAACGCTCACATAAGCCCTCCCGCTTGCGCCAAATGCAAGCGCCGCTTAACTTCACCATCGCTTTGTCGAAATAGTAGGCGCGCTTGTCTGACCACTTATCTTGTAAGGCCTCCACTTCCTCAAAAGACTTACCCTCACAATAACCCAAAGACACCATAGCGCCCATGACACCCTCACTTCACTTCTAAACATTCTGCACACGCAGAATTGCCCTATGGTGTGGCTATCTGGGATGAGATAGCCACACGCTACGGCAAACCTACCGCGCCCGACGCCCATACTCAGCGTCACGCTCATTCTCAATTTGGCGCGCCTTAGCCTCCAACGCCTTAAGCCGCCGATTCATAACCCGCTCGCTCACAACAGGCGCGCTATCATCCCCCTTACCCTTAGGCTTGCCGAATGCCCAACCCAACGCCCACAAGATCAGCGGTAGCGGTGCAGACACCAACACGCCACCCACTATCGCCCCTAACAACCCGCCCAATTCAACCTCAAACCCGCTCATGACGCTCACACCCCCCATGCCGATACGCCCAACGCACGCGCAAGGCGCGCCCAAGCGCTACCTTCTTCTCAATCCCATCTGGGAATGAGCGCTTGTGATACGTCACAGTTTCCCCATGATTGGTAGCACGCCAAGCCACCAAACGCGCCCAATCCCCATAGGTGAACTCATCGGGCGATACCTCCGTGATAACCGTGGTAGCGCGCCCATCCCCTAAATCAACCTGAAAATCCCAATAACCCACTGGCTTGTTATCGCTCATCTCATCACCCCTTCTATCGGTTTTGCTTATAGCTTATCCATAAGCCAAACTTATGACAACTGACATAAGCTAGGCTTATCCTAAACTTTAAGCCTGAAAATCCCGCTTACCCGCATATGCGACTAAGCGACACGTGCCTACTTTTAACCGTGGTTAACTTCACACTGGTCAAACCGCAAAGTTAACCAGTGTGAAGTTTCTTCAATCAGCGGACTAGACTTCCGCAATTGCCGACATGTCCAGATTGTCCAGACGAGCGGCGATAGCCTCGCACGCGGCCACTTCTGCGCACGCGGCGGCGTAATCGCGGCGGGTGGCCGCGTCACGGCTGTATTGCAATTCGGCGGCCAACACGTCACGCCGATTGATGGCCGCGGCGTAGCGCGCTTGCAAGCGCGGGAAAACCCGTTCAATCGTTTGTTGGTTGCGTTCGTTGGCTTGTTGGTTGCGGATAGCTTGCAGTTTGGTCAAGATGCTCATGGTTGTTTGTCCCCTAGTGGTGTGGCTTGTCTCATCAGCACGTGAGTAGCCAACTCACGCATACACGCCCACGTATGGGCGTGTTTCGACTTTGCGTGCTTAGGCACGCGCTTGTACGTTTTTTCAATCGTGCGAGGCAAACGTAGCCCCGTATGCGTCGTGTCCAGCGCAAGCCCAGCAGGCAAGCGGGTTCCACCCATGACGATATGTTAAGGTGCCAGAGATTCTAGCAAGCCTAGCGCCGCGTCAGCGCATTTGCACAGTCTTATGCCCACGTACCCCGACTCTGTTTCAAGTCAGGCGCGTTGCCCGTGTCCGCCAGTCAACCTCGCGGCGCACGTATTCCATCCCATGCTGCACGTACCGCGGCTTAGTGGCTATTGCCACCTGTCCCCGCGCTGCACATATGAGTCCCGCACGTGTATTTATTCTGACCTTGGCTTGCCTATCCCGCCTATCGGACGTGGCTACCGTCCCGCCTTGCCGTGCCCTCCCTTGTGTCCTCGCTTGATACCACCATCATAACGCCTAATCCGAAAATGTGTCAAGCGCCAAAAACACAATTGTCTGCCGACCCCCAATTATTGGGGTGCAATATCAAAACACGCCCCAAACACGCGATTTAAGCGGGTTAGGCGCGTTTGCGGTAGATTGTGCCGTAGCACCCCCTAGCGTCCAAATTAGGCCTATCCTAGCGCGATTGTGGCGATTGTGGATTGATACCTAGCATAGCGATATGGCCTAGCCAGCCTCGCCATTGAGCAGCAACCGAGGATGAGAGGATTGTAACATCGTCGGGACAGGGTTTCTGCATTTTAGCGAAAAGCCAGCCCCGCCGCGTATTGTCCCCCCTGCGAAAAATTTGGGTTTCAGCCGCCCCAGATTTTGTTAAAGTGTGGTACTATGGATTGATTGGGGTAATGAGTGATTGAAGGGGGAGTTGTGATGAAGAAGAAGCCGTTGGAGTGTTATTGGGTGAGGCGGCAGTTGCGTTATGGGTTGGTTGGGGATGCTGAGGTGTGTCAGGGGATAGTGAGGGAGAATGCTGAGGCGTTTGGGTTTGTGAATTTGGCGTCGTTGCGTGAGGCAGCGAGGCGTGGGGAGTTGTTGGTTTGTGAGGTAGATGGGGAGGTTGTGGGGTTTGTGAGTTGGTATGGTCGGAAGGATGGGTGGAATACGATATATGAGGTGGCGGTGAGGCGTGGGTATAAGGGGGTTGGGATAGGCCGTTCGTTGGTGTATGCGGTGCCGACGCCGGTGCGGTTGAAGTGCCCTGCTGACATGGTGGGGTCGAACATGTTTTATGCGGGTTTGGGGTTTGAGATGGTGGGTGTGGAGGATGGGCATAAGCGCCCGTTGAATGTATGGGAGATGAGGTTGTTGGCGATACATTGTCAGGGGAGTAATCGGAAGGTGCCGGCGTGGGCGGGGTATTCTGGGATGGCGTATGGGACGCGCTCGAGTGAGGGTGCGCGGGACTGGCCGTTTATGTTGGATTGTGACTGGAAAAAGTTGAGCACGACTGAGGAGTATGAGAGGCGTTTTATTCCGCTTGTGCAGAAGTATCGTCCTGTGTTTGCGATGGTACGGGATTATGAGCGTGCAGAGCAAAGAGAGGAGATGTTGCGCGAGATAGAGATGTTGCGTGGGTTGGGGGTTTTGCGGATTGGGGTTGTGCCGAAGTTTGAAGGTGCGATACAGGACATTCCTCGGGATTGCATTGTTGCGGTGAGTGTGCCGAGCAGTTATGCGGGATATGTGCCGCCACTTGAGCAGTTGCGTGGTCGTCGGGTGCATTTGCTGGGGGGGAACCCGAAGGCGCAGTTGGATTTGATTGTGAAGATGAGAGGGATAGGGGCGCAGGTTTTGTCGGTGGATTACAATGTGCACGAGCGGAATGCACAGAATGGGATGGTGTTTGATGGTGGGGTATGGAACATCGAATGTTCCATACTGAACTACACGATTGCGTATGATGAGTTGGTGTGGTTTAGCGGGCAGAACATCAGGAAGTTTTTGGTAGAAGGGATGAAAGTGACACAGCCGATGCTTTTGTAGTGTGGTATAATGCAATGGTTCGTCTGGTAAAGGGTCAAAAGTTGCCTATTTGTGTAGGCTGAGGGGAGAACGGGATGTACGTTGTGAGTGTGCTGGCGTTTGAGGGTAGTGGGTTTAAGATGAGCATGGGGTTTTACCTTGAACGGGAGAAGGCTGAGATGGAGGCGAAGCGATGCGCGACGGCGTTCCATGATTCTGATGTGAATGACAAGATAGTGAAGCTAGGTGACATGTATTTGTGTCTGAAGGGTGGGGTTACGGTAGGTGAAGTGCAAGTGATGGAGGCAAAGCCTGACGAGGCGGTAAGCGATGGCATGACGATTTGGGCAGGTTGCGAGATTGAGGGGAAGGGTGTTTCAAGAGGGGTGTATGCTGTTCTGAGTAAGGATGCTCAGACTGGGGCGTACTGGGAGCGTTTGCACGGTACGATGGTGAGGGATGACACGGTGTTTTTGGTGTTCAGTCGGCGTATCGGGGAGGAAGTGCGGTGAAGAACAAGCATTCTGAGTTTGGGAAGATGTTGGTCGAGACGATGGGTTTGGTGAAGGGGTTGCCTGAGGGGCGGGTGAAGCGTGGGTTGTGGGTAGCGCTGGAGCGGGTGTTTGAGCGGCGTAAGGGTGTGGTTTTGGTTGAGAAGCGCAAGGCGCGGGAAGAGGTGAAGTGATGTATCAGCAAATCACGATTGTCGGGAATGTCGGCAAGGAACCAGAGTTGAAAGAGGTTGGCGGTACGAAGCTGTGTGAGTTCAGCGTGGCGGTGAGCCGCAAGTGGACGACGAGCGGTGGGGAGAAGCGTGAGGAAACGACGTGGTTCAAGGTGACGCAGTGGGGTAAGGGTGCCGAGGCGAGTGCGCGTTACCTGAGCAAGGGGCGGCAGGTATTGGTGGTTGGGGAGGTGAGCGTGTCGGCGTATGTGAGCAAGTCTGGGGAGGCGCAGGCGTCTTTGGGCATTCGTGCGAGTACGGTGCAGTTCATTGGGGGTGGTGAGAAGCGTGAGAGCGCGGTCGAGAGAGATGAGTTTGAAGATGTCCCGTTCT